ACGACCAGAAAAAGAAGCACCGTGTTTTAGCACGGCTTGGAATCTTTTCCGATCATGGGCTATATACTCTATATATCCATATCTAGGCTACATATAAATACTATATATAGTAGCTTGATTACATAATACAACAATATGAGGTGTAAATCAAGTTAAATATTTTTAAAAACGTAAGTTGCACAAATTAAAAATTTTACGGTTGAATGTCTGAAAATAGGCAAAGAAAAACGGCAAGCTGTGCGCCTGCCGTGCTTCTTTCTGAATTTTTAAGAGTTGGGATAAGCCAAAACAAAGCGCTCTGTTGTAGGGTCCTCTTTGATTACGCTTCCGGGATACTCTCTAAGCTGCCGTTTTAACTCCTTCAGATCTGCATAGGCTTCTTTTTGGTAGCTTCTTAGCTCCTGTGAGGTGTAGTTGTGTAAGTAGCCGTAGCCTAAATTGTCATCTATAATTGCGTTCTCGTGCTCTATGATCTTGTCATACAGTACTTTCTCTATGTGCCCATCGTCACACAACACGGACACATATTTTTTTTGCTCTCTTTTGTGTGGTTTTTTGAGCTTGCTTGGGGTTGGCGCTGGAAGACTTTTGGGAGTGCCTACAGGTAAAAAGCCCCGGTCTGTTGCTCCCATCTTTACGGCGAGGCCATCGGCTAGAATCTCGTATACATCGCCTACTTTCGAGCACTCAAAAGCTCCAGTTGACAGTTGTAATTGTAGTTCAGTGTAACAGTCAATGCCTGATTCTCCAACGATCTGCAAAATAGAAAAATCATTGGTCCCTGTCTTGTCACTGTTCCGCACCTCGATGGAGCGCGGAGAATTTGGACGTGATATATCGGATACATAGGAGCGATAAAAGCTTTCGCGCTGGCGGTGTCCCTTGGCTCCATACACTCTAAAAATTTTAACCGTTTGCATAAAACTTCTTTCTCCCGGCTCTAACCTTGCCGGGCAGGTGCTTTGATATTTACCAGATTTCAACGCCGAGCTTGTCGGCTGCTGCGCTTACTACGTCCTCTACGGTATCACTGTCGGCGCTGTCGTACTCGTCCACCATATCAGCCAGTTCGCACAGGCGGCGGCAGTCGTCCGGGTTCCATTCTCTGCTAGACTTGATGCGATATGCTACAGCCTCAGGCACGTCTAAATCTTTAAAAAGTTCATGTCCTGCTGCACCCATGCGGCTCCAGTTAAACTCAACGCGCTCGATATACTGGGCATCTGTGTAGCGGTCCGGCGTTGCCTTTGTTTCTGCGATCAAGTCACCCATTTCCGGATGATACTCCATCTTCTCAAGCTCCTCTGCTACTTCTTCCATAGTCTTTCCACCCCACTGGTAAGACTCGAACGGGTCTGCATATGGCCAGTTTTCGCGAGCTGCTGCCAGAACTGACAGCCCTGTTCCTGGGTCAGCCTCGAAACCGCTGAGAACGTTTACAACCTTGCCGCTTTCATCGCGTGTCACTGCATCAATAACGCCACCATTACCCTCATAAAACTTTGTTGTATACTGCTGCTTCTTTGACATATCTTTTTACCTTTGCCCCTGTGGGGGTTCCTTTCTCTCTTTGTGCCCTTAGTATAACTTAAAAAAGTTACTATGTCAAGACTTTTTTTGAAAGTTTTTTAAAATTTTTTCTTCTTCGGCTTGGTCTGGTGCATAGTATATAAGATGCTCCGGCTGCATGTGCAAGATGCAGCATATACGATTGATAGCCTCAAGGCTTATATGTGTATCTCCTGCCTTGATCTTTCGCCATGTATCCTGTGATAAAATGCCGCTTTTCTGTGCTGTGTAGGCTGTAACGCCTGCGGTAGCCAGTGCACCGGCTACGTCAAATTTAAACTTTATCATACTTGTAGTACTCTCCTTTCATGCTTGGTGTATCGCTACATATATATAGTAACTTTTCAACGGCAAAAAGTCAAGAAAAAATATAACGAAAAAAAGTTATAAAAAGTCTTGACATAACTTTTAAAAGTGATATAATAAGGGTGTAAACAAAAAAGCCGGTTGCACTACCTACCAAGCAAACGCAACCGGCACCAATCAAAAAAAGAAAGGTAGCTTGATTATACATCAAGCAAAGGGAAAAAACAATGTTATATTCAGAGTTAGCAAAAACTTACAGAAAGCTTTTTAAGAAATATCCAAATATTTCTAGTCTCCAGGATTTCGGCGGCAAGATTTTAGAAGAAAAAACAACCTATGCTAAGCGCGGCGCGCGTTGGGTTGAAGTGAAAAAAGAAGAAAAAGAAGTACCGGCAACTTATGTTTTTAATGTATTTGATGCAGTACAATTTTTTAAAGACTTAGGCGGATACGAAAAAGTAAGTTGTGGCTATACAAAGGCCGGATATCTTCCAGACGAGTTACTAAGTATCAGCCCTAACAGAACGGAAAAAACAGTAAGAAAATATTATTTCATTTAAAAAAATAAGGTGGGCGAAAATGCCCACCTTTTTTTATTTGCTTCGTGCCTGATCAAGTAGCCGCTGCGTCTGCTTCTGGCCGTATATATCCATGATATCAAGCTGATACCGCGCATCAGTCAAGAGCCTTTGCAGGTCTACCGCTTCCAGGTCTGGCGTCTGGCTCTTGGTCTTCTGGCTGGACGGCTCCGGCTCTGCCGCAGGTGCTGCAGGTCCTTCTGCATCTGGTGCCGCTGATCGGATGCTATCGCGGCTGATTTTTTCAGCTATCGCGGCTTTTATGTAGCCGTTGACTGATAGGCTTGTAGCTGCTGCCGCCTCTTGTAGTCTGGTGTAATCTTCATGCCGCAAATCGAGCGGCACGCGCTTATAAGTCTTACTTGCGTATCTTATAGTAGCTTGCTTGTGTGCGTCTGATATTGCCATAGGTTTTTTTCTTTCCTTTCCATATATTATAGAGGCCCCTTTTCCACCTCTAGCATAATTATACACTATAAAGATAAAAATATACACGTACATAATGCACAAAAATATACACGTACATTTATACAGAATTACTATTGAATATACACGTACGTTGTTATATAATACAGTCAGAAACAAGGAAAACAACAAACACAGAAAGGAAGTAAAAAAAATATGAAGAGAACAAAAAATATGATTTATAAGGCATCCGATGAAGCAAGAGAGCTGTTTTTATATGCTACTAACTCAGGCGTTTTGTATGATCGCCAGATCAAGCCAAGTATCGAAAACCTTAGAAAAAAGTTAAGAAAGGGAACCTTTGATAAAGATAAGGCGGCAGACCTCTTCTACTATGTAGCTACAAGCGCTTCGGCTATGTATAATAAAGACTTTGGATTTAGCTTTTCTGTCCAGCAGCGCTTTACAGCTGCGGTTGATATGGTCGATTTTTACATTGACGAAATTGAAGAAATTTAAGCCGAAACGCCCCGAGTTGGGGCGTCCGTTGGGGATTGCCTCCCGGCGCTGATGATGGCAGGCAAGAAAGGGAAAAGTTATGACAACATTACATATCATTAGATTAAGTGAGAACGCCCCAGCTATGGCGCACGGTTTCCGCTATAACGTCCAGATCTGGACGAAGGACGGCCGCGGCTGGTGCTATGCCGGAAACGGCAAGCTTTTAAAGACTGCAGGCGAGGTTCTGAGCTATGGCAAGGAACACGCTGATTTTTACAGTGCTGACATGTACAAGGATTTTTACGCCTGTATGAGTGAGGAAGACGTTGTATATTTTGTAGGGGTTTACAAGTGGCACGCCTTCCGCGTATATCCAGACGGAAAAATTACAAAGGCAACTGAGCAAGAACGCGAATTGGCCGGAAAATGGCTTGAAAGAGAGAAAGGAAAGCGATGATCACAACAAAAATTGTCTTGCTGGGCGACACTCACCCGGCAAGACTTCGCGGTTATGGTTACAGTGTGCAGATTTTTGTAGATGGTGAATACAGTAATATTTGCAAGCTGTGCCGGACTCTGGCAGATGCTGAAAGCTACGCTAAGGAATTTTAAGTTTTGCGTTTCTCCGCTTTAGGCGGCGAGGTTCACGACCTGGGGACGCTATTTGGGCGGTGTGATCGCCTCCGGTGAGGGCTACCCATGCGGTTATAAGTGATCTATACCCGGCGCAGGTGCTGCGATAAACCCCGGCGAGGTTGGCAAGAGGTTGAGACAAGAGCGGCGCCGTCAAAATACAAGGGAAAAAAACATCAACCGCAAATGCGGAGGCGCTAACGTCCGCAAACGGCACGAGATCCAGAAAGCTGTATAATCGTCTGGACATCTAGCAGCTTATGCATCTGCTAACACAACCGATTGCATACGAGATGGAAACCAGCGAAAAAGGTTAAAGGCTGTAAAGGTCAGGCGGTGCGGAAAGCTGCGGCAAGTACGGTAAAAACTGACAGGATAAAGGAAAGACCGTCTGGGGGTCCGTTACCCCTGTAGTGCCGGGGTGATCCGGTAAAAGATTTGAGAGCTACACGAAACGGTGTCATGCACTACTTGCCACATTTGGCAAGCATCACGGAGATAATAAAAAGTAACTATATGGAAATAGCAATACATGCAAAACAATGTATGCACTGAACAAAGCAAAGAAAGGTTAAAACAATGATTTTACAGACAGTATCTATCAGTGCCGCGCCGCGAGAGCTGCATATAAAGCTTTTTAAGGCTCATGGTAATGAGCTGGAGAAGTTGGAGCAAGAAATTGCAAGCCTTGACGCTGTGGCCCTTGTGTCATGGGTGCAAGTATTCGAGGCGGTAAAGGCTCCTGGTGTGGTGGCACACTGGGAAGTGCAACACGAAATTGACTGCAAGGCATACACAGAACAACGCATACTACACGCATCTGTAAAGAATCCGGGTTACATTCAGTATTCTACGGCTCATATCTACCCAGACGAGTATATCCCAGTGATGGATTCACAGTTTAAAAATGCAGCTGATTTTTTCAGATATGAAGCGCCACTGTCGGCGGTTGTTATTATTGAAAAGGTTGCGTGACGCGGAAAGAGGTGATAAAATGAAGGTAATCTGGGAATCAAGCCTGCAGATTGAGAAGATGCGCAGCAGTGCAGAGCGTGCTATTCTCTGCCAAAAGTCAAGAGGATTCAAGACAACGATTAAAAAAATCATGAAAAAAAATGCTTGATGCAGTAGCAAATGGCATTGGTGACTTGTTACTTGGCGCGTTGATCTTCGGCGGTATGGTGGTTGCACTGTATTTTGGGAGTGTTTGATAGGAGAACATAAAATATTTTGTACAATATTTACAATGTGCAAACAGTACTGCTATCTTATAATAGTGCATATTGACAAAGAAAGGAAGGGCAAATATGAATTGGGAAAATTTGCTGAAAGTGTATGAAGATATGGGTGTTGAGGATATTATCCCAATAGCCCATACAAGAATTTTACCACATATAAAGGTATTGCTCGATGAAAATGGAAATTACATAGGGGCGATGTTAAACGGTAAAGATCGTTTTACTATTCCATGCACCATTGAATCTGAATCAAGGACAAGTGGAAACAATCCACATCCAATTCATGACAATATGCAATATTTGTCGGCAGACTATAACAAAGAAAAACACGACAAATATATGGAACAATTAGAAGCCTACATTTCTGAAGTAGATGACAAATTGGCAAAATCAGTATACAGATTTGTTCAAAAAGGATTGATGAGGGATGTTTTGCAAGGATTTCTAAAAAAGATTCCTTATCCAGAAGAAAAAACTGTTGTTTGTTTTGTAATGGCTCCGCAGGAAGAATTGATAAGAGCAAGTTTTAATGGAGAATATGAAAAATATTGCCTGAATCTTCTTCGATCAGGAGACGGGCAAAACAAACAATGGAAAGACTATTATCTTCACAGTTTGGAACCAAATGGAATGTGTAGCATTACAGGAAATAACGATTTTATTCCTGCAACTTATCCGAAGGGCATTAGATTTGCAGGTGATGGGGCAAAACTTTTTATTGCGTCATCTCGTAATATTATGTTGAAAGGAATGCCGGCTCTTACACCTGGCTACATAGCGTCACAAAAAATACTGCATACGCTTCAATGTCTGTGCTTTGAGGGACCACAATGGGCAAATCAGGTAATGCGCGACAATTTAAAATCTTTTAAAGAAATTGATTTAACAGCGGATGAAGAGAAAATAGTGGAAAGGTATATAAAAAACATACTTAAAGAAGGTAAGGCGAGTCAAATAACTTCTGAGTGTAAATAAAGGTTGGAGAGTGTAAGAATTACTAATTGAAAAGACCGAAAAGGATGTAAAAATGGCACTGGAAGTGATTCGAAAGCAAAAAATTGAGAGAGGGAATGAAGATGAATGATTGGTAAATATAATATTCAGATAGGTGATAAGTTTGGGCAATGGGAAGTAATAGGGCAAGGCAGCAAGCCCTATTACTCAAAGTGCAGATGTACTTGCGGTACGATTAGAGATGTAAGCAACAGATCTCTTTGCGCTGGTGATTCTAAATCTTGTGGATGCAATAAGGAATACTTAAAAGCCAGACGAAAAGAATCTTTGGTTAAGACTGGTGATCGTTTCGGAATGTGGAAGGTGATTGGTGAATCAAGTAGACCGTATTCAGTTCTATGCAAATGTGACTGTGGGACAGTTAGAAACGTATATAGTCGTATGCTATTAGCAGGTAAATCTAAATCTTGTGGGTGCAATAAGGAGCATGTAAAAACTACCTCTAAAAAAATATCCGAAACCAACTTGAGAATTGCACAGAAAAAAGTCGGAACTAGTATCAATGGATTTAAAATTGTAAGTATTTTTAAGAAAAAGGGGGAGAATGTTTTTTATTGCAAAGCTATATGCCCAGTTTGTGGAAAAGAAACAGAAACCCAGTTGTCCAGATTGAAAAAAAATTATATGTGTGTAAATTGTAACCGTAATAATGGGAACTTTTTGAAAGAAATACAGAAAAGCTGCTATGTGGATGGTTCTTGCTTGCCAAGCATTAGATCAAGAGAAAATGGAACTGTCAACAAAAATTCTAGTACAAAAGTAAACGGGGTTTCGCTTCAAAAAAACGGAAGTTATAGAGCATATATAACATTTAGACATAAACAATATCATTTGGGAGTATATGCTAGTCTGGAAGAGGCAGCATCGGCACGCAAAGAGGCTGAAAAAAAACTCTTTGGTGAATACATAAAGAGTCATCAGGGATGGGAAGATGAGCTAAAAGAAATCGGAAAGAGACATAGAAAAAAACCATAATAAAAAGTAGGGATAGAATCAAATCTATCCCTATTATTTTACAGTTCTTGACAGTATTTTACATTACTTTACGCTATTCCACATTATTTTACTGTAAAATAATGTCAAAATCTATCGGCTTTTCTTACGACGCTGCTTCTGTCTCTGCTGTTTATATTCGGTTCTTATGACCGTGATGTTTCCGACAGTTTCCTCAGTTCTGATGCGCTTCAAACTGCCGACATAGGTTATTATGCTGATTTCGTGTTTTTTTCCACTTCTACTGCCCATATCATCCCCTCAACTTTCTCGTAAGCTGCTGTCCAAATGATTCTCGATACGTAATTTTTGCATCTGTGTCCACATCAATAGGGCGCCCAACAACTAAAATTTCTGCAGGATGGAGTCGGGAACACATTTCTTTGAAGCCCTGTCGATAACACTCCTTGCCTTGATCGGTAAAACAGCCGTTTGTACTGATTGCCAGCGTACTCTCTTCTGGCAGCCCTTCAAAGCAAAAATCAAACGTCTCTGCATTTCCCCAACCTACAGTTGGAATGACGTTACAGCCGTTCATAAATAGCCACCATGCAAGGGCGCGGCTTCTGTACACTTGATGCAGCTGCATGACCTTTGGCATAGAGTCATAGAATGAGAAGTCAGGAGCACAGACATATTTGAAATTTTCAAGCATCGGAAGATACTTTTGCGGTTGATTCCATAATGGCTCGAACCGTGCATCATCAATAAAAAAGTGGCAAAGCGCCTTCTTCGGATTTTTTTCTTTCACCGCCTCACAAAATGATACTGCATTAAGCCCACTCAGAGCAGCATGTACTGGGAGCAGTTTTGGAAATCCCAGTGGAGTAAGTTCGGATTGATAAAGATATCGCTCACGGAGAACGTCTTTTTGCGTGTGAATCTTTGTGTACATCTGCCTCCCTTTCTGGCACATTGCCTAAAGTCGTGCGTGTACTGTGATCTTTATTTTATGCACAGTACCTAATTGCATTACTTCCTAAAAGCTGATATATAAGTTCATCTGCAACAGTTACTATACTCCTGCCAAAAAGGCTTATAAAGTCTGCGACAATTTCCTCTGTTTCAATCGGGATAGAGTACCCGTATTCCATTGCGTGAACATGTGTTAATTCGTGGCACAGCACTTTATCAATCATCTGGTTTGACAGATCATTACACATAAAGACGGTCTTTAAATTGTTGTCGGTTACACCGAGAGTATATGTTCCGTCACTGCGCTGCAACTGCGGATCGCCAGGATTGACAAAGCAAACTTGCCAAGTGCTGTTATTTACTGTAAAAAACATTTGATACCCCCATTATAGCACATTTATAGCAAATGCGCAATTGAAATAAAACCGGGAGCATCTGCCCCCGGTTGTACCATTGATTATATACGCTGTACCCAGTTTGTCATCTTGGTTTTCATCATTGTTTTTTCGGAAGCTGAAAGCCCTGGCATGATCTCTTTAAGATCTTCGTCAATGACGGCCAGCAAGGACTCAAGCCCTCGCATGTTTGCGTCATTGTCTTCTTTGGTGTTAGCTTTGTGCATGTCCTTAGTCTCACTGTATGACCTTCTAGCACGGTCATATCGGCTTTCTGACTTCATTCCCATATCTTCTACACTTCTACCATCTGACGGCATTTGGGAGCCTCTACGTGGGTCAGAGTAGTACATGCGCCCAAAGCGGAGTCTATCGAGATCACGCATACGCTCTTCTTCTGGCATATCAGCCCATTCATAATACATTTCTGGTGTCATGTGCCAATAAGGTGGTTCGTCATAACCTCGTCTGCCTGTGGTTCTTGTCCCTCTACCCTTTGGGGCAAATCTGCCGTTAGCGTATCTGTAGCGGTCGTAATAGTGGCGTGACGGGTAATCACCGTATTGCTCAACCATTTCCATGATTTCATCATCGTTTTGCAGCTTATCCATTGCCTCAACGATGCGATAATCTTTATCAAAGCAAGCAATGTTCTTAACAATTTCGGTCCAATCTTTTAAATCATCAAGATTCTGGCCTTCGAAATTATCAATTCCGATAGCTTTAGCTTTTTCTTTGACACATTCTAAAATCTCTTTAGCCCATTTATGCATAGTCTACCTCCAATCAAGCAACTCTATTCACTATAAGGTTTGCATTGGCAACCTCAATAGCAACGCCACTTGTATTCTCAACTGCAATATTTACGCAGCAGCCACGCGGAACACTGATAAAAATGCCTGAGGACACATTGTTAAATTGAGATACTGCAGCTGGTGTTGAAATCATTTTGGAAGCAGGCACGGGCTCACCACTGATAGCAACGGCTAATGATATAGGAGCCGCAGTTCCACCGGCTGGAAGAGCTATATTCGCGGAGAAGTTTACAAAAAACCGTGCCTGACACTGATTCGTAAGACCTCTAAGAGTAATGATCCCACTGCCTTCACGGTGCTGTATGCAGTTTGAACCCTTAACAGATGTGTTTGTAAAAGTTACATTTTCATTTGCCGCAACTTCCTGTGTTGCGACTGCAACATATTCTGCCATTTGATACCTCCTTAAAATAAGGGACAGGCTCTATTTCGAGTCTGCCCCTTTGCTGATAGTAATACTGCGTTAGTTAGCAGACATAACCGTTTTGGTTAAGATACCGATATTTAATTTTGTCAGCAGTTGCAACCACTATTGCATCCGCATCCGTAAGCATAGCCATAGAGATTAGATGCCGGGAAAGACGGTACTGGAGTAGGTCTTACAGCGTCAATAATCTGATTGGTCTGCGCAGCCATTGCTGTGGTGAGCAGTGCACTCTGGCGATCCTGTGAAGCAGCTCTGCGAAGATCATTGTTCTCAGCCTGCAAGGTAGCAATCTTGTCCTGGCAAAGGTAGTCAAGGATGCTTCTCACACCTGCATTCTGGTTGTCAATAATATCTCTGGTGTTGTTGTTCATAGTGTTCTGCAATGCGCAAGTGTTGGTTGCCATATTGTAATTTACACCCTGAATAGCTTCGCGTGTCTCGCAGCAGCAGTTAGCTAACTGTGCCTGCAGAGCATTTGTATTTTGCATATTAGCTACGGTATCAGCGTTGATAGCCTGCTGAATGCCATATCCAGTCTGCATGATGTTTGTGTTGATTCCATTAAATCCGGTTAACATGCTATTGTTAACTGCGTAGAATCCATCACAAATACCATTGTTGATTCCGTCTAACTTTCCAACGATCGCTTGGTGATCAAAACCACGCTGAATTGCGCTATCTGTGTAGGCTGCCGCGGTAGAACCCATGCCACCACCGTTATTGCCCCAACCGCCGAAGCCATTACCCCAGCCGAAAATGGCAAAAATCAAAATGATCCAGATCCATCCCCAACCGTCGTTGCCCCAGCCACCGCTGTTGTTACCGTTACCATCAATGCTAGCCACTAATGGTACACTACAGTTTCCTGAGTTAAACATACTATTTACCTCCGTAATATTTTTTATATACATAATCTTGCGCAAGAATTAGTATCACGTTTTTATTGCATTCCAAATTGATTTTTTATCTGGCGAACTGCATCATCAACATTTATCCCTTTTTCTTTGCAAAGGTTGCGAGCTAATTGTTCTACACCCTTTGTATCACCTTTATTTGCCATATCCATAGCATTTTTTAAAATAGGATTGCTCATAGCTTGGCTGTTTCCAGCCATCTGCTGCAAAAACTGCTGCGGATTCCTCATGGCTTGAAATAGCTGAAATGGATTATTCATTCTCATTTGCCTCCTTCTTTAAGCCTCCGGACCTTTTAGGCGCTATTTTAGGCATCAGTTCATCAAACTTCTTTTCAAGGCTATCAAATCTTGCCATAAATGCCTCTGTAGCCTCGTCAGATAGCCCCATTTTTATTTTGGACATGTCGGCTGAACTATTCGCCGCATTTGGCTGTGAAGCTGTGTACGGCTTATATACAATCGTTCTAATGGTTCCATCTGCATTCCACGATTTTGTATAGATCTCTGACATGTCTTGCTTTGGGAAAACGGCAACTGAACCGTCCATAGGTACATCGTTCGCAGTAATTTGTTCGACAGCTTGCACGACCTTTCCGTTCAATCCAGTCTGCTGCTGTGGCTGAATGCTTTGCTGTTGATTAAAAAGCGGCTGGTTTTGCTGCAGATCATAGCGCGGCTGCTGATATTGATACGGGTAATAACTATTATATTGGCCATACATTGTCTGCTGGCTGTACGGTTGATACATCTGATTTGGTATCGGCATCGTCTAATATCACTCCTTCCTCGTCAAGGACCTCTCCAATAGCTTGAATCATTGCTGATTGATACTGCATTGGAATCATACATACATCTGGTCTTTCAAATATTTTAGTCAAAAATGATTCAGGAAACATCATTCGCACCTTCCTTCCTCTTATTCTGACTGTATTGTGTCATAAAAATAAGATGTAAAAACGACAGGGATACGACATATTAACGACAAAAAGAGCTGCCAGATAAACTGACAACTCTTTCAAAGAATATTTTACTGTAAATAAATGCCAAATATTGTTAAATAAAGTTAAATAATGTAAAGAAATGTAAAATACACTATTACAACATCTGCAATTCCTCTCCGGTGTCCTTTGATGTGAGTTTGATAGAAACGTCATATCCTAATGCTTCGGATATCTGGCGTATATCACTTTCTCTAAAATTATTTAATCTAAGCTTTTTGGACACGTTAGATTGAGAGCACCCTAACAGTTTTGCAAGCTGAACTCCGTCCATCTCTTTCTTAAACATTATTGTTTTTACAATGTTCGAAAATGTGTTTTTGCTTTCCATTTACTCACCTTCCTCCTTCGGTTTAAGATCTGCCTTGTAAGAGCTTAAATGTTCTTCTATAGTTTCAAGACTATTGGATTCCTCTGGAATCAATCGGTTGAGATAATATAAAAAAGAATTATAAGCCTTTGCTGTGCAATAATACTTTTCCTTGCCATTCACCGTAACTATTCGACCTCTAAATGATGTCGGGGATGCATTATCAATTAAAGATTTAGAAAAGTCCAGTGCAGACTGCTTGACCATTCTTAGAAAATATTCAAATGCGGTGGCGCTTGATGAAAGAAATCTGGGCCAAATCAAATCTAGGTTACTAGAAAACTCATATTTTTTAAGTTCAGTCGGATTCTGCTTGCCACTAGCCATCTGAATGTTGTAGGATAATACACCAATTTCATTTGTGATATAACGGCACAATTCAATGCCGACAGATATGTAAACTGCAAAGTTAGGATCGAGATTTGCTGTAAATCTTTTTGAACATTCATCAACAAACCTCATTAACTTGGAATCATACACCATTCCACAGGTCTGAAAGCCTGCATTGCCAATTCCAATTAAGCGCAACCATGTAGCAGTATCTTGATTGTTGCAAAGTATCTTGTCGAGTAGTTGCCACAATGGAACATCGTTAAATAAGCGAAGTGGTTTAGCACTGTTACTGTTTAAAATGTAAAGTGCCATGGTTTCAGCTACAACACGTTCTTTATCAAAACATTCTCCACCTAATGCGTTAAATCCGGTTACAATCCCGTTTTCATGCTTGAGAAATATCCTGCGCGATTGGTGCGTGAATAATTCCGCTGGGGTAGAAGGTGGATCAATCTTTTTGCGCTCATCGGATCGCGGTGAGCATTCCCATATCGGGCAAGGCTTAGGCCACAATTTCCCATTACCATTCTGTAAAGGAACTAGGTTCATCATAAGTGTTTCAAAAAGATTTTGCCCAATTGCGTAAACAATAGTATTTTGCCCCAACCATCCAATACTGATTGACGGCAAGCCTGCTTTACTCGGCTTTACAGAAACATCATCATACCCGTTGATAAAAAGAAGCCATCTAGCCGCTTCTGCATATGTTAGTTGCATTTTTGCTTCTCCGCTTCTTGCTGCAAAAATTCGTACCTTGTTGTTACTTTCAGAAATTTCTCCGTTTAACTTTGCAGCACCAAAAGCAGTTCCTTTTTTAGCTTCGTTTGCCTGATAGAATGGAGCATCAGGATGAAAAAGCCAGAAACGTTCTCTGTATTCCTCTAAATATTTTAAAAATGCTTCTGGAAAATGTCCGAGACTCCAATAGCTTTTCCAACGACTGATTGCTTCATCCCTATTCAAAAGCGGAATCTCATCACCGTTTGAGTCAAATCTTGCAAATCCAGAATGAACAATTGCAAGAAGTAGCCGTATCATTGCGACATTTTGAGTATCTGTTTCACCTGCCAAATCCATGTATTCGTGACTACGAGTGAAAACATCCGTGAGTGAAACTTCTTTAATGGTATAATCTGGAAGCAATATACGCACCCAATTTTCGTCAAGCAAATTAAATTCTTTCTTCATATATATCCTTCTTTCTACAGTTCTTTACATTAAAATAATGTCAAATAAGGTTAAATACTGTTATTTACTAATATATATATTTCTTGCAATGCGTAATCTATATTTATACGGCTCAAATATCCGATTTTTGCATTCCAATCTTGAGCCTGTGCGATCATGGCATAATACAGTTTGTGGCTCAGGTGAGCAGTTACGAAGAACACAAAGTCAGATTTTTTTAATGCAGCGTTGCGCACAGTGCTGACATTTCCTGCACTGATATATTGCCAATCCGGAAGATAAGTTTTAAGCTTCTTTATCAAGTTTGGATGCCCTCCAACAATTGTACCACTAATGTTTTTTAATTGCTGAATTTGCTCTTTAGATAGCTTATTTGCAATTTCGGTTTCCGAATCAGATTCCAGTGAAAACATATGCTCTCGTAAAGCATAAAGCTCCCTACGTTCACCCTCTACCTTTTGCAGTTCGGATTTTAGTGCATCATTCTTCTGCTTGAGTAGATTTATCTCATCAGATAAGCGCTGAACCTGCTCAGTACAAGCTTTTTGTTCAGACATCCTGCGTTCCTGAGATTCAGATAATGCAGATTTGGCTTGAAGCAATTCATTTTTAATGCTCTCTACTTCAATATACACGTCTTCACGATTGTGTTGGAAGTAGTATTCTTTAGACTGCTTATATGCCTTACACATAGCTAATATATAGCTCGTATATTTTGCATAAGTCAGGAAATCCTCACGTATTCCTCCTCTTTTTCCGTGCGTATAAGCAATTGCTAGTGCTTCCAGATCTTCATGTGTGAACTGTAATTCAGAAAAAATAGAAACGCTTGAAAGTGACTCAATGTCAAACACGGTAGTGTATCCAAATTCCTCATCTTTTGGTGCTAACTGGATCTGCTTAAATAAATCTTTTGGAAGTTGACTAATGTATGATTTTGCTCTTTCCTGAAAAGCACAGTCATATTTCTTTAAGCCTTTTTGTATTCTGCGTTCTGGATTGTATCCGTAGTTTGCAATAAAGCAAAGTAATTCATCACATTTTTTACGTTCTTGTACTAACTCTTGCGGCCACATATTTAAAAAGTAATAGCCTGCAAATAAATGGCCATTAAAATTATCGTCCGAAACACGATCTGACTTTGCAAGCTTTGCATAAATGACTTCTCCGATTACACTATCAAAATGAATCGGTTCGTCTTTTGGAAGCCTTTTAAAAATATTGTATAGCTTTCTGTATCCCTTTTTGAAAAGAATATCCAAAGAAGTCTGTGCTTGTTCATCTTCTGTGTAGCTATATTCGACGATTCCGAGTGCTTTTTTATAAGCTTCTTCTGTTTGCAAAGATAGCTCTTCCGAAAATAAAGTATTGTAATATTCGCTCTGCTTTGCAGCGTTATAATAAGCCACAGCATTCTTACTGTATTCGTTTTCTAAATCTAATCGTATATGGCGTGCAAACGCGATAGCGCAAGCGTAAAACGGTATTAAGTTTACTTGTTCCATAAAATGCCTCCTTTCTTTAATTTTAGTAAAGAGTTATCTTGTGATAAAATTACCAAAATTTTATTTTTTGATTACGTAAATAGGATCTATTTTTTGATTTATTATAAATCTCATAATGTGTTAAGCACATTTCAAAATCATTGCTCCATGTCTTTTCTAATTTGACCTTATATTCTGTAATATGTCCAGACTTATATATTCGTATCGCGTGATATCTGCCGCATATGTTGCTACTTTCTGTATGCCATATAAATAAATCTACATATCCATTGTAATAATCTTTTTTAACTTGTTTATACATGTTACAGCATAATTCAGTTGTTGGTAAATCAAATTTGTCAATGTAATTAAATGCCATTGTAAACTCACCACTCGCAAACACAGTTAATGCTGATACAATATCAATTGTTTTCATATTATTAGCGGATAGCAAGCGTCGTAATGATTCTGCAATTGTACAGTTTCGTTCGTATATTACATCGTCGAATTTCCCATCTGCGATGGCATTCTTAACGCCAACTATTCTTTCATAAATCTCATTACTTACCATAATAAAATCCTCCTTTTAACAATTTTTAACAGCTCTTTACATTATTAAACCTTTTTTTAATGTCAAATAAGGTAGAAAATTATAGATCATGTGTCCGCATGTATTCCTCGATGGCAAAGCAAGCAAATCCTGCTAGGGTGCGGCCTGACTTACGAGCAGCTTCTGAAAAGGCTGCCTTTTGTGATTCAGTGCATGATACACTGAATTGGATCTTGCGCTCAGCTGCAGGGACTTCTCTGCGGCCTACATACCCACCATTGGGACCAATCTTCGGAGTTGGATTATATCCGGGTGTGTAAGTCCTGCTTGGGTCAACTGGAGCAGGGACAAATACGGACTTTTTTTCTACCGGCTGGATACTTGGAATTTCAGTTTCGCTAGTATCTGTAAAATCAATGCCAGCTGTCACATCAAAAGAAGTAGTAGTGGTGTTACCTTTCTTTCTCATCTATAATCACTCCTTAATTAGTTCTTTTGCGAACTGCACATAGTCAATAGCAGCGTTGCACTTCGAATCAAATTTCATAAGAGTTGTTCTGGTTGCCTGTGCCTTTTGTACAGCAATGCTTTCGCGGATGGTTGTGCAGAACACCTTTGTGTTGAGCTGCTTGGCGATCTCTTCCAAAGAAGCTTTAACTTCCTGGGCGAGGAGCTGACGGCTCTTATATTTCACCAACAAGAGTCCTGCAACCTCTAGGTTAGGATTATTTCTTTTCTTTACGCCCGTGATAGTTCTATTCAGTTCTGACAGACCTTGAATGGCATAACGGTCTGCAGTGACAGGAATGATGACCTTGTCAGAAGCAATTAAACAGTTTTTAAGTAATTTGTTGTCAGCCGGAGCTGTATCAATAATAACGTAGTCATAGCCAGTTAATTCAGAAAGAGCGTCTTTTAGCCTAAAATACTCATTCCCATCACTTGGGAATCTTTGATCTGCTGTTTTCAGCTCTGGATCGGATGCGACTATGTCACCGATTTCTGTTTTTTGAATAGCTTCCGCAATTGGAAGTGGATCTTCAATGTCTAAAATAACATCGTAGAGAGTTGCCGTATCTTTGGATACTGCTCTATAAGTATCAGTGCTGTTACCCTGCGGATCAGCGTCAACCAGTAAGACCTTCTTGCCTTGCGACATTAAAATTGACGCAAGTGTAGTGGCTGTTGTGGTTTTTGCAATGCCACCTTTTTGATTTGCAATGCATATTACTTTCATGGTGAAACCTCCTTTGTGATTACATTATTTTACAATTCTTAACCTAATTTGACATTTCTTTACAGTAAAATAATGTTTTCTTCTTTCTCAGTTATAGGATACATCGTTAGAACTAAAAAGTCAATAGTTAGAACTAAAAAGTTATAAAAAATATCTTTACAGTTATACGTGCAACATTTCTTTACTGTAGAATAATGTTAAATAATGTTGCAAAAATCCCCTAGCATTATAAATACCAGGGGACTATTTATAGTTGGTTGATTTTTGATTTTATATCGGCAATCCTGCGGTCAACCGTCCTAGTTGACACAGATAACCGGGTTGCTATTTCGCTGATAGATTTGCCTTTAGACAACATGTCGAATGTTATCTCTTCGTCCTCCGTGAAATTACTTCTAAGTTTGTAATCATCAAGCTTAGACTGGGTAAGTTTGTGTAATTTCACGGATCACATCACGATTCCTTAATTGTTAGTTCTTTAGAATCAGTTCTTTTGAGAACAATAAGCTGCCTGTCTACATCTGGTATTTTCCAGCAATCAACAGACTCCGAGTCATCTACGATGATAGGAAGGGTAGTAGCATACTTTTTTTGAAACGCTTTGCAGATATCCATTTCGATTAAGATTTTTGCACCGTGATTAAGGTTTCTAGCGTATGGTTCACCGTTTACACAGAAATCACACGTTTCTTCCAGATCACCATTCACAAGCTGTCTGAAAAATTTCACCTGGCAGTACTCTAAATACTCGTTTACCTTGCTTTCTAAAAGCTCATGCTTGCGGATATTGAAGCGTTTCAACAAGTCGAGTTGTGCCTGCGTATCTGCAATTAGCTGCTCATTCTTTCGGCGCTCGATGTTAAGCTCTGCAACCCTTGCGTCAATCTTGACGTTAATTTCAGTTTTTGCAAGTTCTGCTTTTAGACTAGATAACTGATGTTGAAGGTTATTTTCTTCTGCCTTGAGCTGTGCAAACGTTGCATTTGCAGTATTTGCTTCTAATTGGCTTTCAAGCTTTGCAATTTCTGCAGATCTGGTTTTTGCTGTCTCGTCTGGCTCTGCTGGAGGTACAGTGGATATAACTTTTTTCTGAGCAACTAAATCATCGACAACTCTTGACTTTTTATTGGATTCTTCACGAAGGGTAGAAAGCTCTGCATCTGCAGCATTGAACTTTTCGCGTAAAGCATCAATAACTTCTTTACATTTCATTCCATCGTCTGTGATTTCCTGCAACTTTTCTTCCTTTGATTCTTCAAAATGCTTTCGCATTTCATCCTGCTGATCAGATGGGTATTCACGCTTGCAATACGGGCAAATCAGCAAATTTTCATCAAACTGCATATCTTTATTGCTTTTCCAGTCACTTGAAAGCTTCAAACGCTTAGTTTCAAGATCTCGAATTTCAGAGTCAATCTGGTACAATTCATGTTCCTTGGCGTTTAAATTGTTATTTGATAGGAAAAGTTCTTCCTTTGCTGCCATAATCTGAGCATCTAAATCGGCAATTCTTTTCCTGTTTTCAGCATTAGCGTCATCAGCGGCCTTTAATTGCTCCTGCTTCAACTTATAAATTTGTGCCTGAATTGCACGCTGCTCATCAAATGCCTTTTGCACATCGGCTTGTTTACTCTGGTTATCTTTGATTTTGCTTTCGATATCTGCAATTTGACTGTTTATCAAGCCTTCATCAATGACAATTTTCTGCTTTTCCACCTCATCAATGCGGCTTGGAAACTCTTTGCGAATATCAAGCAGTCCTTTAGTACCATTCCTTCCACGTCTGCCATTCAACATAGTGTTAAATTTTGACTTCAATTCATCAACACTGCCATCATCTAGCAATGGGAGAAGAGGGGAGAACTCCGGAAAATGTTCACAAACCTCTGCATTGGAACACGTTCCAAAGGTGGATTCTAAAATTGATCTGCAGTCAGCAGTACTCTTTGACAAGAGCGTTTTGGCGTTGATCAAGTTCGAAAGTTCGCTCACAGGAACCAATTTTTCTGCAATAAATTCTTCATAGTCGCACTTCTTTTTAGGGATATTATTGATATAATAGTCAATAACATTGCCTGTGAAGTCACCCTTTTTGTTGTAGTTCTGACGAGAAACCTTCTTAAATGTCTTGTTGGAACCGTTAAGATCTACGGTCATTTCAGCCGTGACCTCGATATCGTTAATCTCGTTACCTGATTTATCGTGTGGCCTGATTCCAGTAATTTCTTCGCCGTTCTCACCACTGCAATTCAGTACCCAAAAAATAGCTCTCTTAACTGTGCTTTTTCCAGATTCATTACATCCAGATACCTCTGTCTTATTGTATAGATCTGTGTCTACAGCTTTTCCATTGTAAAAGCTGCAAAAATTATCTAACTTCAAATGCTTAATTCTCATCGTTTTCCCCTCTTTCCTTCGTCATCGGTTTCATTTGCGCTTGATGCAGCACACAAAGCAACTGCAAGCACACCAGTAACTCCACCAAACAATAGTCCTGCTATTAAACCAATTAAAAAATCCATACTATTCATCCTTTCCACTTACAGAATCTATCTCAAATGAGAATCCAGTTCTATCTTCGAGTTCTTTCATAAAACGTTCAATGTCTCCATTGTACTCTTTTGAGAATTTGTCAACATAGTCCATTGTTTTCTGTATTCGTTTGGCGATTGCCTCAGCCTTCCAATTATGACAAGTATCTGCCAAAGCAAGTCCAAATGATGTTAATATGATGCTGTATATGTTGTCCACAGCATCTTTATTTGCCTTTTGGTAGTATTTGTCATAAAGCTTGCGATCAACGTCTCGTGCAATATTTTCTTTTAACAAAGCAATTCTTATGCTTTCTTCTGCACCTGTGATTCGCTGTTCTACGGTTTTGTTTCCTTTTTTCGCTTCTCTTTCAGCCCGTCTCCTTTGTGCTCGTGTCATAAAGCCTCCTTCTAGGTAGTAGACTATTTTAATGTATTAAAGCTTATTATAATTTAAAATAGTCTATAAAACTGCGCTTTGCTTATATATTTAGTTCTGGCAAATACTCTGGTTGCTCGGATGCAATTGAAACCTTTCCCTGCAACTTCTGACATTCTTTTTGCTTCGCAATCTCTGCGGAGTATGATCTTAAAAAATTACTGTGAATAACTGTCTCAAACTGAGTTGCTTGTCCCTTCGCCCATTCTTCCAGATTCCTTGCGTTTCCAACTGTTGACTGGATAATTGGTGGAAGCTTGGCAAACTCGTCATCAGCATGATATGTGCTGTTTCTGACAGCTATCCGAACCAAAGACCACGCTTCCAACGGCGTAGGCGTGTCTGCTTGACTCAAAGCGACTAACTTTTCGTTAATTTGACCGATTGACGGCGGAAAGCCTGTGTTTTCTGAAAGTATGTATGCTTTGAGTGCTGCACTAACCTGCTCGTAAGTATAGCCAGATAGCATATTTGCCCATGTAGTGGCAGTAAGCTCTATATCTGCAATTTTGTAGTTTGGATATGATACAGTCATTACCGCCATTAACTTTTTAGCCTCGTTTTTAGTCATCCGTAATACTTCCCAAAATTGCATCAAGTTGTGAACGCTGTGAATTTTGCTTGCCCTTAAAGCTATAGCCAGCATCATGCAGTGGGAAAAGTCCTACCCAGCAGTTATCAACAGACTGGTTTAAAATCTTGATCATAAGCTCGATGTCTCCGCCAGATAGATTCTCCAACTTGACTATTGCTCTCTTCAAGGCATTTGCGGTTAGGGGCTTTTTAATCTTTACTCTCATAGAAACAAAATCGTTAAATGCCTCATTCAGGCATTCATCATCAAAGTATTTTTTTGAAGATACGTTCTTGTTTTTTACGTCCATTAGCTCATTTAAATCATCATATAAAGAGATGATTAGCGTAACTGCATCACCCTCACCATTAGACGTTAGCAAGCTCACAACGTTTTTTACTCTAGGCTCATAGCCTTTGTTTTTGATTTGAGTTATCAGCTCTTTTCTTGTCATTTTTACCACCTTCCTTTCTATGCTGTGTCAACTAGTTACAAGGTTTGCACAAACCTGATGCCCTCCGCAGTAGTCGAACCTGCAAGCCGTTAGGCTACCGTGAGGGATAAGTATTTATATTGCCTTGCAACTCGAAGTTGCAATCAATCTTAGGGCTTCAATGAGGTGCTTCTGTGTATCAAAATAAGTCGAATAAATTGTAATGTCGCAGTGGTGAAGCCCGTCCCTATAAAAGTAAAAAGCTGTCATTTTTTCGTCATAAATAATTGCAATCTTGATTGTTAAATCTCTGAATTTCGAATGAATTTCATAAGCGTCATAAGGGGGAAGACCTTTTTCTATTACTGTAGTTATTCCTGCCTTTGAAAAAGATTTTTGAATCTTCCTAATAAATTTTTCAAGGTTTTTAATCTTCATATCACCTTTTCCTTTTCTTATTCATTATTTTGAGTCTCAAATGCCAGATAACACATGATTCCGCAATCCTGCATTATTTCTTCACTCATTCTTCCTCTGTTCGGGTCCAATTCGTCAAGGAATACACCATTGATACAACTGTGTCCAATGTCTCGCTCAAGCTTCGCACGTGCTGCGAACACCTCTGGGAAGTCTTTTCTAATCTTGTTCCAATAGCCCATGCCGCCTTTTACACAGCCAATACAGTTGTTGTTATTGTAGCCCATATCGTACATTACAGGGCGCTTTATACCCAAACGATCAGCAAAAGCATGGCAATCTTGCTTCGACAATCCTCCTTCGATTAGTGGAAAACTGTGATCAAATTCTGGAAAATTTGCCACTATGCTTTCTGCTCTATGTGTTTCACTTGCATCCATGCCCCACACATAAGTCAAATGATATTGCAAATGTTCGTTTTCCCACTTCTTTCTAACCGCTTTCTTCAACATTCCTGTACATGGTGCTCCATGAGGAGAACTGATGAACCTGTATTTTCTGACCACATCTTCCACGCAGTTAAACTCGGAAGATTTTAAAATTGTTACTTTCTTTCCAATGATTTTTTCTACATCGTGTATAAATCTCAGACTGTCTGGGTGCTGATCAGCGATATCTATATATATCCATTCGTCAACATCCTTTTTCAAATATCCAGCAACAAAACTAGAGATTCCTGCTGATAACCAGCACACTTTGTATTTTTGCATAACACCACGCTACAAATGCATGTATCGTGGATCATAATTCGTTTGCTATCAATTGCGTGTGCAGCGTTTCCACTGCACACCTTTTCAGCCACGGTGTTTAAATTTTCTGATACGCCACCACAGATCACTGCGCATCAACCCGGTTTACCGGGCATTCGTTATTCCTTTCTTCTTGTACTTGTTATTAGGGTATCTGTTGACTCAACAAATACCGCGTCACCTGAAACAACAACTTTGTTTTTACAATAAGGGCACATTACACATTTGTTGTAGTAATTTCTGTGTCCGCAGGAGGTTATTTTGTTAAAAAACACATCATCTTCCTCATAGCTCAAATTTCTATCACATTCAGGACAAGTTATTACATTTTCCACTTCAATAATCCTGACCATCTGTCTCCTTTCTCAAGCGCTTTTTCTGGCGGCAAACCTTTGATTCTATTATTCTTTCAGCAAAATCTCTGCCACCAAAAATCATGATGATTTGAGTCAACATGATAATAACGTCAGCAGTTTCTTCAAGAATATCTGCTCTGGCTTTTGCCAGGTCTGTGTCAGGCGTTGGATTTACATTTCCACCCTCCAGCTGAATTGTCTTGCGGTGATGTTTAAGCAGCGCTTTTATCAGCTCGCTCATTTCTTCGATCGCCTGGTCGATTTGTTTATCCGCTCCGTAAGTATCAATACATTCCTGTAGTACTTCTGGATGCTCCGTTGTTGGCAATCCTGTTGTTTCGTATATTTTTAAGCGTTCTCGGCTTTCTGCCATTCCAACAAGTGCCATATAAAAAGCGGCGATAAAACTATCAATATCTTCCTCTGGCTTAAATTGCAAATCGTCATACATTTTGTCACTAAATGCTTCATCATTCATCGTTGATGCCTCAGAATCGCCGTATGCTTTGTTAAGATTCCGTGCAAGCTCCATAAGTGGAATTTCGCGTTCAAAATCCCTGTACCATACATCACCATCTTTTATAAATACGCAATTGTGCATCAATGCTATGAAGTTTGACGGATTATCAAAAATTGTTTTAACCATATTTTTACACCTCTCTAGCCTTAATTAGTTTTCCTGCCAAGTTGTAATCGTATCCAGAATTTTCTTCTTTTTCATTCATGTAGTTGCAGAACTCCTGACATTCTTCTTCTGTTGTGAAGAATGTATGCCACAAGCTTTCTTCTAATTCTTTGAAATCTTTGTTGTGATCCACTATTGCATATGCACTACGACCAACTGTGTCGAAATACCCATCTGCAACTTCTTTGTACCAGCCCGTAATCTCTCCACTAGTATCACTAAGCATATATAGCAGATTTTCTTTCGGCTGATATATTTTCTTGCGTTCTCCGCATTTGCAATCATCGTCTACCACGTTTCCAGATGGTAATGCCACTTTGACTTTTCTATACTTATCGCACTTGTCGCATTTCTTTTTGTACTGGTAGCTCCAATTTGCTGACCACATAACAGTCTTAAATTGTTTCATTAACGCTTTTAGCCTAGCTCGTGCAGCTTTGGTTCCAGCCTTTTTCATTGCACTTTTGTACTCTGCTTTCTTTCTCTCGTAATCTTCCTTTATGGATTCAAAATTCTCCTTGATGCCCTGCAATTTTTTGTTTTCCTCGCGCAGCTTTTCAAGTTCGTCCTTAACTTCTTTTTTTACAGATTCTCGAAGCTCGTTTTTAAGTTCTTCGATTTTCTCGTCAAACTCGCTCGGCTCGAAATAGTCTTCATCATCCATGTAATACATATTATTTGACCTCCTTTACAAGCTCTAATACTGCACAAATTACTGCTTCTTTTATGATGCTGTGAATGGACTTTCTATTTTCGCCTACCAGAACCAACTCATGCTTGATTGTATCATCATAATAACAACCGTCTCTGCATGTCCATTCCCCATTATGCAGTTCCACGTCATATCCTTTGCTCTTCGATGCCTCCCCTCTTGCAGACCATCCAGCTCCCGTTTTTACAAAATAGCACGGATAGCTCACGAAAGGGTTTTTATACACTTTCATTCTCTGCCTCCGCTCTCAGAAAAACATATGCTTTGCTATCCGCAAAAATAATATTTTCTGGCTGCTCCTTATGTACCTCTCCGTTCTCGTACTCTACAATTAATTCCGTGTTCACGTCTATTTCTCCTTCCAGTATAGTCTCTGTCCACACTGATCACAATATTTTGTTGCGTTTGGGATGCACGCAATGAGATAACTGCAAGATTTGCATTTGTAAACTCCATTTGCTGTGATCTTAATCGGCTTCATTGGAATTTGCTTTTTGATTGCTTTAATCGCAATTTCGCATGTAGCCTCATGTTTAAAATACTCAATCGCTTGTGCTTTTAATCCATCTTTCCAACACTGCTTTCCCAGCTCGTTTTCTGCCTCTCCAATATCCTTCAAAATGTCAAATGTCTCATCGAAATCCAACTCAAATTTAATTTGTTCAGCCGTTTTCTCATTCCTCCTTATGCACTAAAGCAGATCACCGACATCTGTTCCTTAATTGTCTTGATAGCCGTTTTAAGTGCGCGTTCATTTCTAAAATGTTCCATTGCCTCGTCTTGTAGCCCACAATTTTGAAATTTGATTGCAATTTCCTCTTCTGCTTTGCTGAGTCCCTTCAATGCGTAAATCGCCTCATCTAAATTCACGGTAATTCTTATTTGTTCACTCATTTTCTTTCTATTATTTGGCCTCCTCCCAGTCAATCTTCTGCCCACAGTCTGAGCAATATGGTGATTTTTTTGCAATACTTATGCCACTCCATACTGTGTTTCCGCAGCGCGGGCATTCCCACAACTCGCAGTGGCTTTCTATCCATGCGTGCGGTTGATCACCTCTATTTTCATGGATGATAGACTTGTGAGTTGCTTTAACTGGTGGCTGCCGAAGCTGCTTCTTTAAGCATTCTACTGCTGTTTCATAAGCAGTTTTTTCTTTCGCAAGCCGCAAAGTTGTTTGAAAACTGCTATCGCTAACTTGTTGCTTTCTACATTCCAATTCATGATTAAAATAATCAATAGACTCCTTGACGTGTTCATTGTACTTATTCATCTTTTAAATATTTTCTCCTTTCTTCTTGGTTTGGAATGTCGGCAAAACGATATGTGGAAAAAGTATTTGCATCCATCGCTGTCCAACTACTTCTACCCAAACTAAAAACAGTTACAAGATTGCCTTGTGCTGCGGCAAAGTGAGCTTTGATCCAGTGACCATTCATAGAATCTCTTACTAAAATTTTAGTATCTACAGGAACCTTATTCCAATCAATCTTTCCTGGCTCACAAGGACTTTCAGCCCAATGCGTAAAGGCTTCGTCACAAGAATATTTTGTATGAGCGAATTTACAATGCCTGCACTCTTTGTGGCACTCGACTATTTGCTCATTTATCAGAGCCGGATGTATTCCTGTTTTGAATAGAATTTCCATTATTTCTTCTGAATACTTTTCTCTATTTGTCATGCTATCTCCTTATGCGAATTTGAGCTGTTTTGCAATTGCTTCTATTACATTTACCGTGACACCATTTCCTGCTTGCTTATATAACTGACTGTCAGAATTGACAAATGCTGCCTTTTCGAAATATTCATCTGTCCATCCTTGCAATCTAAAGCATTCTTTCGGTGTCAATTTTCTAATTGCTATGTAACACTGATATTTTTCATACCACAATGCATATACTGTTAATTCTTCTGATACCTGCACAAATATTCCTTGATTACAACTTGTATCTAAGGTATTCGCAATTTCTTTTCCGACTCTTCCACGTCTGGTTTTGCTACCCGGGTTCGACAAATTCACACTGTCCACCACTCCCACTCTGCATTTTGAATACCCTTGTTTTGTTACTTCTGCTACCTTTACGCAAATATCTAAATTATTTTCTTGCGATTGTCCTCTAAGTATCGGAACTCTATTTCTAGGAACAACTTTCCTGATTGTGCTTGCTGCAATGTTTTTGATCTTAACAGCAACAGCCGTAGCACCTCTGTCTGTTTGGCAAGCGAAATTTACTCCGCTGTTTTTCTGGTATTGATTTTTCAATGTTCTGCATGTTCCGTCTGGCATACAATTAAATCCGGTAGGTTCAATCGCTACGCCATGTATATCTGCTCTTGTAAGTGTAAACATTGGCTCGCCATTGTCTTTGAATCTTCGTCCATTCTGACGCTTTTCTACTCGATCCGGTGTCAGAGCCAGAAGTACTATCTTCGGATTATTCCCGTGTCCTGCCGAATGGCAATTTGTGATTCTATCAATTCCAAGCACTTTCCCATCTTGTGACGAATTAACTTCTCCTATGACTTTTATTGCAATTCCACTATCCTGTCCGGCGCGGTTCGCTACGCCTTTGTAGTATCTTGCTTTTAAGCATCTTGCAGTGTCCGTCATTTGCGATCCCTGGTAACATAAATCTATGAAACATGGTAAGGCAGTGTGGTGTTCCCTTACTCCGCCTTGACAGGTGCTTAATGCTTCTGCAATTCCATCTTGTGCGAATACCTGCGTATTTCTTCTGTAACCGTCCCTGCGACCTATTATTTGAATACTATCTTCTCTGTCTGCTCTTTCGACAGGAAATACTTCTGCGGAGCCTCTACCTCTAAGATGTCCGATAATGAAGCACCTTTCTCTGTTTTGTGGAACCCCGAAGTCCTTAGAGTTGAGCACTTGCCATTCTGCATCATACCCCCCCTGCTCCATTTCAATGAGCAATCTGGCGAAATCCCATCCTCCATTAACGCTAAGCAAATTCTTAACGTTCTCAATGAAAAGGTAAGTGGGTTTATTTTCTTCTTCGAGTTGTCCGATAAGGTACATAACTCTGAAAAACAAGCTTGAACGGTTTCCTTGAAATCCAAGCTGTTTTCCTGCAACGGAGATGTCTTGACAGTTGTGGACGATTGCCCCGTTTGCAATGTAAGATTCATCTTCTTCAACGCTAAGGTTATATACTGTTTCGTATTGATCAGATTCTGTTGGCTGATACAATTTTCTGCAAACATATCTTCCACGATAATATCCTTTAACCGATTTGTTAGAGATTCTAAAAGTGTAGGTGTCTCTTTGTTTACATTCCCTTCCTTCAATAGTGCACTTTGAATCTCTTTTAGTATAATAGACAGCTGGCACAGGTTTTCCCAATCGCTGTGCAATAATGCACATACCAAGAATGACTGCTGCGCTGGTGGATGTTGCTTCTTCTCTGTCGTTTCTGCCATCTCCTGACATGTATCCGTTATAAAAGTATTCGGCCTTTTCTCGTGGTAAGCACAGTGCTTCTCTTGGTATTCGTTTTCCATATGCATATTCCCCGAATATACCAAGGTATTCGTATAGTTGGTTATTGCACACATGATACTTCCCACAAGTCCTTTCTTCAGTGTAAGTTCCATGTAGGTTTGCTTCTGACAGTCGGTGTTCAAATTCTTCTCGTTTTTTATCACTGACCGCAAACACAATCCTTCCCCCTCGCGGTCTATCTTGTCTGCGAACTCTCCACCCATCAGCAATATAGCGTCCGATAATCCACCAGATCTCTTTACTGTATTTGTTTGGTTCTTCATCAGGCAACACCATTGTGGAGTAATAGCTATCATTGAGTCCCTTAACTGGTTTGAACTCAATTGGTTCGGATACGCGAGTGACATAATACGGGTGTTCTGCTGTTGTGCCAGTTGGCAAGATGCCAAATCCATTGACATTCCAGATTCTTGCGTTGTCTCTCTGCATAACTGAGGTAACTGTTTTCCATCTTCCCTTGTGAGTAAGCACTCTATCTCCGACAGATACGTTTTCAATTGGCATATATCCTTTTTCTGTAAGAATATAAGTTCCTCGAACGAAGCAAGGGAATCCGAAGCACCAGCAGTCCGCTTTTGGAATGTCTCCGGCATACACTCTTCTAATGTCATTTGCATACCATTCTCCATTTCTGTATTCCTCCTTCAATATTTCTTTTTGCCGTTGTTTCAGTGGCATTTTGTCCAGGAACTCTCTCTGCTCTTGTGTGAGTAAATGCATGGATGTGTAACTTGCAGTCGCAAACTTGTCGAACTCACAGAATCCGACACATTCATGTCCTGCCAACTCCATTCCTCTACGGAATCCTCCGATTCCTGCGAAAAAATCAATAAATTTCATTTTTACCTCATAATGTTATAAAAGAATCAAAACCCACAAAAGTATCAGTGAGATAATCCACAATGCTCCAAATAATGTTCTAGTCCTTTTTGGGCCTATGTAGTACAGAAGCTGGGCTAAAAGCATAACCACACATAAAACAATCTTAATTATTTGCATAATATTCAACTCCTCTCATTCTTTACGTTTTACAAAGGATTCGCATTCTGTATTCAGTAAGCATCCATAATCACGACCTCAGCAGTTTTTCCGTACTTTAACGGAGATTTGTATGCAGCTCTAGCCATTATGAGTTGGACTGCAAGAAATACAAACTCTTAATTGTCTAATACTCATTTATCGCTTCCTTCTGATGCCTTCTTATCATTTGCCTGTGCATCCTTGAAGAATGACTCGATATCAAACCACTTATCATTGATTATATTTCCGATGATTTTTAATCTTTTATCTCTAGTTGCTGCGGCTCGTATATATCTTCCCTTTAAATCACTCAACTTTGTAACTCCGACTGTATCCATTATTCTAGCAATGGATTCCATTCCCGGACCATAGCCACTAAATTCTTTCGCTCCCAGATAACCGCGTCCGAGACTATATCCGCCAAAAACGCATGCCCAACCTGCGCCTTCAACAACGATATCAAGCGATATACAACCGTAATTTTCCATTGTCAGCTCCGCGCCTTTGATTTGTGCGTTTCGGATATCGTAGCCTTCTTCAATAAGCTTTTTTTCTGTCCAGATCTTCATGTGTTCTCTCCTTCCAGTTTTTGCCCGCACCAAGGGCAGTACGGATATATTTTTGCTGATGCCGTAAATATCTCTGCCCTCTGACAGTTCGGGCATACCATTTTTTTATTTCCGCAATCATCTACTTTTGACAATAGTTTCATTGGAATTTCTTTCTTATCTTCAATTCTGAAGCATTTTAGCTTTCTACTGACAATGTTTTGATTAAATTCAACTGCTGATTCTTCGTATTTACATACTCCGTACAAAAATGGGATTCCAGCCCATTTTCCGTATTTATCACACGTTATTATTCCATATGCATTTTCCTTTGGACACCAGACTGGCTGACCGACCATTTGCCGCAGCTCATTTAACGTAAGTGCCTTCACTTCCTCACCTCCTACATCACTTAGATACTTATTTCAAGGAAGTTAGCTGCTGTAGCAGCCAACCCCCACGGTGCTTTTTATAATTCTTTAATCATCTTATTCAATTCCTCATCAGAAAAATTCTCCAGTGCAGCTTCTTCTCGTCTAGCCTTAATAGCCAACAGCTTCTGCTTCATCTCTTTATTAGCCTTCTCGTTTTCCCTGATTTTCTGTTCTTCTAGCTTCGCAGAAACAATGTATCGAACGATTGCAATCTTATCAGAAAGTTCTTCATCTTCTTTTGTCTTTAGCTTCAACAGACTTTCTTCTGATGCCTTCTTAACTTCTGCATTCAAGGTCTTGAAGACTGAATCTAAATCAGCCAGGCGAAGATCCCATAAATCCTCAATGGTTATCTGTCCACGATACGGGAAACGGTACTTACATCTTGTCGCTAACTCAAATAAATTCTTTTCCATAATAATTTCTCCTTAAAATTTAATTTTCATAATACGTTCTGTCGCACCCTTGACTTTAACGACTAATTCTGCTCTCTTTGTCATACTGAAACCAATTCCAGACAGCTGGTCATCCGTGTCCTCTACATGGCACTTCGCACCTAAAGCTTCAAATACTCTTTTATGTGGTTCAAGCTCATGCTTTAAGAACTCGTTATAGTATCCGTTTGGTTCTTCTGTATTCTTGCATCCCTTTAAGAAGAAGAACAAATGTCTGTGGCCAATTCCGTTCTGATCATCAAAATAATTCGGGCTATAACTGATTACTGATACAGGCACAAACTGATTGGTGTTCACTCCCCAAATCTCTTTGCTAATAGTCTCAGATGCCGCAGGAAGAATAGGTTTAATTGTGAACTTTCTATTTTTATCCATTGTTACCTCAGCAATTTTGATTTTGCCCACAACTGGATGTGGATAGCTAAAGCTATAAGTCTCCTCGCCAAAAGCAATCTCAGCGGAAAATCCTTTTGACCCTCTTGCATCAAACTGATTAACATAGAATTTGTATGTTCCAGGAATCATTCGATTGTAATTGCTCCAAACAATATTCTCAACAGATGGAACTCCTGGTCTTTGACTCATTGGCTCTCTAATGTCAATATCCAAATTTCCGCCAGTTCGACCATGTTTATCCGCAAAATAGATTTCGTTGCCGTTTGGTTCTTTGCAATGAGCATCCAAATCACTATTGTCATCTTGACCATCATTCCATTGGATAGAAAATCGAAGCACTCCATCAACCTTTCCTCCAGCATCCTTTACATTCTTGCGGATATCAGAATCAGTGATATTTCCACTGTAAGCCCAACTTAAAGGATTGTTCCACTTAAACATTGACTTTGCATCCTTATTTACTGGGGCGATTAAAGAGACAAAATTAGAAGCATGTTTATTTTCGACAAAAGCTTCAACTTCCTTAGCTGTAGGAAGCACCTTGTCGATGAAATCCTGAACTGCAATTTCTTCAATTTTAGAGAACTTTTTTGGATTTACCACTACCTCCTTCTCCATCTGACCAAAGATGTCATCTGCTCCGACGATTCTTTTTGCAGCATCTTTATTTGAAAACAGGATATTATTGACTGTAATATCATCAAGATTAGCAAAGCGACGCTGAAGAGCATCCATGTATCCCAATTCCGTGATTGTCTTCTTTACATCTTCTAACATCTTTTTCGTAAAAATTGCTTTGACTCTCTTGTAATTTGCTGGAGCTACAATTACTTCGTACTTTCGAACAGCCTGATCAAGATCCATTCCCTCACTAATATTGACAAGCAAGGTTCCAATGGAATGATTTCTAATTCTGCCAATTACTGGACCCGCTTCTGCTGATTTTTCCCATGCAAAAAGATCTTTCTGGGAATCAGACAACATTTCATATGCCTTCTTATATTTCTTGAACTCAATTAACTGAGTCTTCCATTCTTCACCCTTATACAGTGTGTTCGAATTGATTAACTCAAGTACTGTGTCAACAGCCTCCATACTAATTTCATCAAGTGAACGCTTAAATACGTTTTTGGTGTCCCTATATTCGGCACAAATACTCTCGTTAGATTTGCCACTCCTGTTTACCCATTTGCCTGGCAAATCTAAAAACATATGTGTCCACTCGTGAGATCTTCCATTGATTTCTTCAAAATCATGGTCAGTTCCAACTCTTTTGAATTTACTAACAAAAATGTCAGAAATCGCATTTCCCTTTATAAAAGCGTCTAAAGTGTCACACACTTTCTGGAACTCTTCGCTGCCGGCATCAAATTCCCAAATTGTATGGATTGTACCATCCTTAATAGTTACAGCAGCTCCAATGCTCTTGACAAAATGTCTGCAGCAACTGCAATCATACTCTCGGCGCTTTCTGAACAAAATGTTTGTACCAGGTCCAAAACTGTCCAAATATAAATTCCACATTTCATCCTTGTCCACGTTTACGATGTATAGTTGCTTGCAGCCTTCCATTTCATCTTCAAAATGTTTCTGCATTCTTGATACAAAAATATCAAAATTATTCATTGATCATATCTCCTTCCTCGTAATTCTCAACACTGATAAGCTCCATAAACTTATCTCTCTGGCGCTCTGAAACCTTATTGCCCTGTTTTTCAGGCTTGACAGCAATTGTAAGGTGTTTCTCAGCAATAGATGATAATTCCTTAGCTAGCGATTTCTTGCCTTGCTGTATGCCCTCAAAGTAGCTTCTAGGTTGCTTTCTGTCTCCTATAGTTCCACTTGAACGGTTTTCACCTTGTCCACCCAGACTAACATTCCGAAGTTGATAGCCATTTTTTGCATAAAATCTGATGTAATACTTTTCCTGTTCATCGAGCTGATCAAGAGGAACATTCATGTGTTCAACCTTCCACCCATAAGGATTACTTTCCGAGTACAGTTTGTGTTTTCTCAGGCTTAGATCTATGTGTTGTTTGTAGCCAACCATATGGCTGGCTAACCTGCTAAGTATGTGCATGGCTTGCCCGATATACGCAAACCGGAAACCATTCTCATCCTCTCTGGTCAGAATGTAGATTCCGCTTTCATCGTTCAGCTGGGGATTGATTTTCAGCAGCCGCTTCTTGTTCTCCTGCTCTATGGCTTTTGCCTTTGCAATGTTCTTGCATTTATTCATCAATAACCTCTATTTTCTTGATATGATTATTTTCCACACTCTCTCCTCCTTTCACACTTTTTACATAGCCAAACCGACCATGTGAATAAAAATAGCTTATGTTGGCTTCCTGATCTGCTTTCCCATTATCAATATGGCTTTGACAGCATTGCTCTGCTCGCTTTCTGGCGCCCTCTTCTCCAAATGCCTGTACATCCCAACCTTCTCCGCAAATATTGCAATGTATGTATTTTTTTACTTTTACTTGATGTCCTTCACGGAAATGTTTTTCTATTTTTTCTTTATTTGTGGAGTGCAGCATACAAATCGTGCAATAATAGTAGGTCATGCTTTTAGTTCGTTCAAACTTCATTTTTGCCTTCGTTTTTTCAACTCCCTTCCAAGTTCTTCTAAGCAAAAGCAGAATGCTTCGCAGCTCAACTTTCCTAAAGCAGAAACTGATTTTTGCAGTCCATCTTTAATTCTTTCAAGGCAACTCCCCAAATCTGTAAATGTAGTTGCTTCTGAATCCATAAATCTTTTCAGCGGTTCTTCAAACGATGTCAGTTGCATAGCCTGCTGATACCGCTTCGGATTCATGCCATAAAGCTTCTTGAACTGTTTTTTTTCTCTGTCTTTTATTCATTGCATGTACCTTCCTTACTTTCTGAACCCAGATCATATCCAGAACTTTCTCTATACACATTGAGTACGGCGCTAATAATAGCTGGCTTGATGCTTTTATCGTCTGCAATCAGCACCATATTTTTGATTGTGTTGTCATTGAAGATGACTGTTTCGCATACCCACTCCCCATCTCGTTCCTCAATGATAAACCCCATAGTTGTGAATGGTTGATCTTTGCATGATATCGGGGCACGTCTTACTTTTACAAAAAAGGAAGGATATCTTGCAAACAAATTATTTTTATAGATTTCCATCATTTTTGTCTCCTGATTCTGATGTGCAGCTGCTCTTCTAGCCAATCAAGCCCCTCATTCGTAAAGTAGTATGTGGTGCTTTCCTTTGTTATTCCACATCTTCTGCTTTCCATATAACCTGCATCAACAAGCTTTTCAAGTTCCTCATCTTTGCCATTGAAGTAATTTCTGGTGGGCTTGAAATACATCTTTCCATTGCGTTTATAAAGCGTTCTCCGTGTGGCGTAATCAAGTCCAATTGTATGGCGCACCTTCTGGCGCAATGTGCAACAACAATAAGTGTGACCGTCCTTCTCAATCGTGAGATAATCGTTCTGTGGCAAATTTATCATATTTCCCTTTCACCTCAATTTCTAACCAATGCGCTTTAAAATCTTCTTCTGTTATTTTAAAGTTGATAAGCCGCTTTTCACTAAAAATGGTAACTTCCCCTCCTTCCTTGCGTTTAAACTGCCACTTTTGCTGTGGTAAGCAGCTTATCCAACATTGATCACCAAATATATACTGGCGCCATACTTTAGGCCTGCACCATCCTTCTTTATCCATTGGATTCTTCCTCAAAGGCTTCTTCCATGGCTGCCGCAAGCTCGTTCGCATCGTGGAGTGCCATTTCTGCTTCAAAAAATTTTCCTTCTTCCATTCCTTTGCTAGCTGCCTTAATAAGGAAATCATGAAGAATTACAGCTGCGTCGATACTGTAAATATTTACCGAAATGTACTTCTTATCCTTTAATGCGTAGCTTGATACTATTGACATTTTTATACCTCCGTTAATCTGCCAAAATTTTTTAATAAATCATTCTTATTCATCCTTAACCTCCTTCGGTTCAAATTTTGGAAACGGCATCCAGTAAGCAACATGCATTCTGTCTTTAAGCAGCATTGGTACTGTCGTCCACTCACCGTTAATGGTTTTACCTGTTCCAACTACAAAATTATCTTCATCATGATTATTGACTAGTACTACTAAAACGGTGTTCGAATTTTTTTCCCAAAACGAATTGCACCACTTGTCGGTCCCTTTGAACTTTGCAAATATACTGTCGTGTTCTTCTGGCATTGCTTCTTCAGTGGAAATCCATCTGTCTTTCTTGATTTCATCCGCAAGTGCCGATAAAGTCTGTTCACAGCTAGAAGCAATCTTCAAGGCAAGTTTTTCATACTCACTTTTAGGCGCGAATATATTGCACTCATCTATGTACTTTTGACAAAGTGCAGCTTCTTCTTTGATTTCTTTTAAATATTTTTTCAATTGCTATTTCTGTCCTCCCGGTGAATGCTTTTCTCAATTTCCTCATCGGTTCGCACAACAACAAGTGGGATCTCTTTTAAAATGTTCTCTATAAGTTTCTCGAATGCAGCCTTGGCATTTTCTACGTTCTTATAACTTCCAATCAGATAATCAATCGGCTCTTTTGAATCTTTAACATGTTTTAATAATATTTCCGTTCTTGAGCGTCCGCTGATGTAAATGCCAACTGTATTGTCCCAGTTGTAAAAAGCATTTCTATCTTGTCTTACAATGATCACCTCAAACATCTCCCTTCTTTTTAGTTAAACGGAAGTCCTTCATCTTCTACACCGTCCGGAATATTCATAAAACCTTCATATCCGCCTGCAGGTGCTGGTTCTGGAGCTGGCTGTGTATTCTTCTTGCTTTCCACGAACTCCTGCTCATCCACAACTACATCCGTTGTGTACACCTTCTGTCCATCCTTATTTGTGTAGCTACCTGTCTGGATGCGTCCAGTAACAGCAATCTTTGTTCCTTTGTGCAGAAATTTCTCTGCAAGCTCTGCATTCTTTTTGAAACTGATGCAGTTAATGAAGTCTGCATTCTGACCGTTATCTTGCTTACGGTTTCTGTCTACAGCCAGTGTATATCTGGCTACCGCCATTGTCTCCTGACCCTGTGTATAACGCACTTCTGGGTCTTTGGTTAATCTTCCGATTAGAATTACTTTGTTCATTTGTTACCTCCTAATGCTCGGTCGAAAGCTTTTGATTCCTTTAAGAAGGCTCCCAAAACTTCTGATTTAATAAATCCCGCAATAATCGTTTTTCCGCCAGTATATACACCTAAAGAAGTAACACCATCAAATGCTACTTTAATATCTCCAATACTGCATGTTGCTTTGTATGATAAAGTACGCGCAATGTCCCAGATAGCATGATGAAGTTCACTTACTTGTTCAAGGCTGCATCCCTTACAATCAAAAATATAATAGTATGCATCATCTTTTATTTGCATAAATTCGCATGTTTTCAACCATTCAACTATTTCAACTATTCTTTCTTCACTCAACTCTACAAGTGCCTCTTGTTCTGATGCTGTATAGCCTACCATGTTAAACTGCTTAATCGAATCATAATAACAGTTGTTATTGATGTAATCGTTCACAAGTTCATTGGCTACACATTTTGCTGTTGTAGTCGGCTTTTCAACCATCTTTTTTCTTTTCTTCACTTTGAAATCCTTCTTTCTTTTAATACTAGAACACTCCTGCGTCCATCCTTTCATTGTATCTTTTCTCTGCATAGTATCTGAATGTGTAATATTCAAGACCACATTTCTTTGCAGCTTCGCTGCATCCAATGTCTCCTTGTTCCCATTCCAGATATACGTCTGTAAAGTTTGGCGGAAGAATCACTCCTCTCTGGATTCCCTTCCTCTGCTCTCCAATCTCTTTCAAACGGATATTTGCATACTTGCGAAATGTTGTGTGTGACATTCCACATTGTCTAGCTGCCTTTTCATCTGAGAGTAAACCAAGCTTCCACTGTTCAAAGCAATCATCAAACATTGGTGGCAAAGGCTTTGGTGGTACTTTGTTACCTGTCTTGACGGTATGTCTATCACCTCTCTTCACAAGTTCTTCTCTTGCATATCTTTCAAAAGTCGTGACGCAAACACCTATCTTCTTTGCACCTTCTGGTCCAGTTAGCTTTCCATCCCTCCAGGCAATGTAAAGCTCCTCTGGAAGTGTAGTTTTTTTCGCGACAAAGTTTGATCTATGACCTGTTTGTTTTTTAGGTGCCTTTGCCTTAGCTGTATCTTGCCAGTGTAGCCAATTTTTATACATTGGACGTTGGTTAAATTTCGAGCAGTGATACCCTAACTGGATATTATATGCACGGTTATCAGCTTCTTCCGCAGCTTCTTCTTTGCTCAGAAATACCGCCCTTCCAAGTGCTAATCTCTCCCAATGATGTATGTTATTCGTATTGCTTCCGATGTCACGTTTTTCGGTTATCGTATCAAAATGTGTGTCTGTCACGGCTATAACAACCGATTCAACAACTTCAAGTCCGTAGTTGTCGAACCCTTCGAATCCCTTTTGCTTTAACTCATAGTTGCTTAATCGGTATTCCTCTACGTGATAGACAGGAGTTCCGATCTTAATCTCACCCATCTTGCACCTCCTTTATCAGTTTTAGATCATATCCACCTTCTACAAACTCTTTAGTGAGCTTGTGCCTGATACCATTGCCTAAGTACTGGTATATATCAAGCATGTCATCATCAGAAAAATTTGTCCGCAGATACTGGTTTATACTCTTTCGAGTTCTATTCCAGAATCTTACGTTCCTTATGTGTTGCTGATAAACCATTGTTTTGCAAGCGTCCCTTGACACATATTCAAGCAATTTACATTTAAGATTTTCTTCGCTCTCAATGTCAGCTACGGAAAAACCAGAACGCTGCTTGTTTAAGAGCAAGTATCCATCGCTGTTGATACTGCTACCAGGAAAGCATTTCATAAGCTTTAAAACTTCATTCAAAATCATAATTGCTCCAATCTATCTTCTGTCCGCAGTATGGACAGTGTACGCAAACTCCTGCTTCTGATTCATACCGTGTGCCACATTTCGGGCAATACCATTCGTATACATTTTCGTTTGATGCACAGATGACTGGTTCTTCTGCAATTGTTTTATGCATGTCTCTGTTTTCGAGAATATTGTTGACTATTTCACATGCCGTTTGTAGGGGTACTACACGACAATAGGTATGTGGATATGCTACCGCAACCATCAATTCACTATTGCTAATCAAAAGGTTTTTGATTTCATCACTTTTTGCAATAGACATTTATCATTCCTCCCAGTCAATTCGCTGTCCACAATTTGAACAATAGGAATCAGCGCATTCATTGATGATGCTTCCACAAACAGGACAGTCACATCCCTCACCTAATCGGATAACTGGCTTTTGTGGAATCTGCTTTTTAAGAGCACGATGTCCCTTCATGAATGCAAATGCGGTTCTCATTGACTTTTCAACAGCCTTGTAATTCTTTTCCTTTAAGGCTTGTTCAATTGCTTTAGTGCAAGCATCAAGGCTCTTTTTTAATATCTTTGCTGCTTCTTTATTGCTCATTTGCTTTTTCCTTTCTTACAGGAACGGACATGTTTCGTAATTAAACAATTGCCAGGTCTTACCTGCTTCTGCAACGTCCACATTTGCCATTCCTGCGACTTCTTTTATTCTTGCAAGCATTTCCTCTTGTACTGCATTATTTGCGCTTAAATGGCAAATAATGACGTTCTGGAGTGCGTCTGTTGTGTTAGCTTCTATGAAGCCTGCACACGTTTCTAACTCCATATGCCCCTTAATGACATGCAATCGTTTACCAGTGACGTCCTCTGAAATGTACTTCTTTTGGTAATTGCAGGACACTAATATATGGTCAATATCCTTAAATCGCCACCTTACAAACTCTGTATCAGTAATGTAGAGCATTCGCCCCATCTCTGGATGCTCGATGATGAATCCATAGCACGGACACTCTGTACCGTCTGCATCGGTATGTTTGAAGTGTCCATGCACATCATTCATCGGAACTGTTACAATTCTAAATTCACCATATCCACCAATATAGGAGTTATCTTCATAAGGTTTGTAGACTGGGATTCCCATTTCTTCCAGATCACTGACTGCTTCCGAGTGATCTCTGTGTTTATGTGTGACAACGCATCCAACAATATCAGATACCTTCCAACCGCATCCCTTTTTGATCTTCATGATCGGGATTCCTGCATCAAGAAGAAGCATCTTGCCTTTGTTATCCTTTAAAACATAGCAATTACCAGAACTGCCGCTGGCTAAGCATGTTAGAATCATTTAAAAACTCCTCTCTCAAGTTCTATGTCATTCATCCCTCCACACTCTCAATGTGGTAACGACCATATCCACTCGTTCTCCCACTTCCAATTCCATTTCCGAAACCTGCAAGACGAATGATGTTTAAGATCTGTTCCAGAGAATACGCATTCTCTGTATACTGAATGGTGAATGTTGCGCTCCATCCGCTAAATCTATTCAGTCGTACAAGCACTGGAGCACCCTTCTTTGGTGACATAAGCTTTTCGTCAATAAAATGCTCTGCAAACTTGATCGGAACCAGATTGCCCTTCGCAATGACATTTACAGCGGCATTGAACTTAGTTGCGTAAGTATCAATCTTGTTCTGTACAACAGCCTGTCCAAACGACTTTTTCAAACCAAATGCCGTAATGCACGGTGCATTGTTGGTCAGCGCTTCTCTCAAACCTTCCTCTGTGAAGTCTGTAGGCTTTCCACCATACCAGTGCATGGCGGTGATCACTTCTTCCCATACATTTGTAGCTGCTGTGTCCTTAGCCTTGTTCTTTCTCTCGTCAGTAAGCTTCCTGGCGCTACAATCATTCATTTTGTTAAGCACCAGGTCCCCATCGCCTGCAATAGTAATTCTTGCCCGCTTGATGCTTAACGGCTTTAATTCGATAATCTGTGTTTCTTCCTTCTTTGTCATAATTTGTTTTCTCCTTTTTGTTTTGGTCTAAGCTTCCGCTCGAGGCGCGTCATGAACGTTGTGATGCAATGTTATGTGCTATTTTGTGCTGCTGTGTGGTATGCTGTACTGTCATGTGCTATTTTCTGCGGCTCATGCCGCATCTCGAGTGAAAGTTTTAAGTGTTCTGGTAACACTTGCAGACAACATGAAATGTGATGTTGTGTGTTGTATTGTATTGTTCTATGCTGTACTGTTCTATCCTGCGATAGGCAACTCATGCTGCCTGCAAATGCTACCAGTTTGTTTTGTTGGTATCCACTCGGTATATAGCATAAACTATGCATAATTATGTATATTGTTGTATTCTGTGATGTTTTAAACTATCCTGTACTTTGTTATGACATATTGCTTATGCCACATATAGAATGGATACCTTTTGCGTCGTGTTATGTACTATTCTGTTTTGTATTATTCTGCCTTGTACTGTTTTGTTTTGCTATATTCTGTTCTGCCCTGACTCATGGGCTAGCATAAAGCAACAAATAATCTGTTTTGTAGTGTAGTGTATTGTTATGTTCTGTCCTATCCTATCACTTTTTGCTATATACTTGAGGCTTATTTGCTGCCTCATACTAGCCCATAAAATCTGCTTAACTCGAATGCTCTGTGAATGATGCAATGTTATGTGCTGTTGTGTCGTGCTATGTTCTGTCCTGTGCTGTTATGTTTTTGACATATGAGCCATTTCTTTTCTCAGATGGTGCATACCGTTACACCATCCATAGAACACTCGAATTAAGCATTGAAACTGTTTAGACGGCTATCTTGTCGATTTCTTCAAATACGCTCTCTAACTCAGAAAGCGACTTATACCGATTTTGAAAGCTTCTCAGCTCTGCGTAAGCCCTCTGCAGCAACTTCTGATACTCGTCAGGTTGTGTTGCAAAATGTGTTGTCGGCATATACACATTTCTCTGACTTGTGATCTGAAAGTGCCTAATAGGTGGTTTGTTGTCCTGCTTTGAGACAACTACAAAGAACTGGATAAGCTGTCTTGCCTGCTGCAAACGATATTTTTCTGCCGCTACGCTATCATCCCATTCAAAGCACTTATGAAGCTCTGACTGTTCGTCTCTCGCTTTCTCGAGTACTTGTTCTGGCGTTATCTCTGCATCTCTTCCGATTTCATCCAAACACTTTGCAGCGTTGGCTTTAAAAATTCCTTCTATTCTCCATTTGATTTCATCCATAGGCTATCTCCCGATCAGGTAGACATAAAAGGTGGCAAAGCATCTTTGTTTGCTTCCTTATTCTGCTCATTTGGTTCTTCAAATACCTGTGAATTTGCGTTTTCTGAAATATCTTTCTCCATCTGTTCCTGCAAACTTTCACTTGTGTTTTCTTCAAAATCATTGTCCTCTGCTTCCTCTTTTGTATAAAGTCCCATTGCAACTTCTGGACAATTAAGTCTTGAAAAAAATGAAGCAGCACGATATCTAAGCATGAGCTGTGGCATTGTTTTCCACTTACTACCGTTCTTTGCAATCCATCCTTCATCCTTTGCCATTTGCATGTCAACTGTCATACCATCAACTCGTCTGCCGTCTTTGGTAGTCCAAGCGGTACAAGAAAAAGGCTTTCCGTCTTTGTCTTTTGTTTCCTCGTACTGTAGCTCCATGTCGAATTTGTGGCTGTTGTTAATTCTTGCAATAAGAAACTGTGAACTCCAAGACGGTCTACCTTGAATAGGATATAAATTCTGCATAACCATCATTGCGCTCGCACCCATTCGTTGTGCCATTTCGATGGCGATTAAACAGTTAGATGGATTCTTCTGGTATATAGCCGGAACAATTGTGGATTCGGCTAACGCCTTTGCCATCTGCATAGCCATAATGAAATTATCGCTTGTTCCGAAAATCCCAAGACTATAGTCAGTTACTCTCTTTGTTGACTGCTGCACAGCCTGCTTTCCACTCTCTACAATTGCTGTATCTGCCATTATTCCTCGCCCTCCTTAATCTCAATGTGCATCTTGTCAAAAAACTTGCTCAAATCATCAAATGATTTGAATGTGTTATTGCAAAATATAAGGTATGCAGAAATGTCGTTCATTAAATTGCCTGTAATATATTCTATTTTGCCTTGCGTCACTTTAAACTTTAACCCTGTTGGGAAAAGCACGTTATCACCTTTTGCAACCTCAACAGCTCCACTGTAGTATGTCGGCTGCTCTTCCTTTTTCTCTTCTGGTTCCTTTCCCTGCTCGTGCACAGTTTCCAGATCTTCATCTTGTTTTCTTTTTTCCAATTTTTTCAGTAGCTCATCTGACGCTTTACTTAATGCTGACAAAAAACTGATATCGTCAACACTATTTTTATAAACTCCCACGCCCATCTCACCTGTCTTTTCGTCCTCGACAAGAACGGCATTAAAAGCTAATCCGGCCTTAATTGTAAATCTAGTGCTCATATTATCCTCCTTATTTTGTTTTTGCCTTATTGTTGCAGCACTCTGCTTCGCTAATCTCTGGTGCTCTTTTGACCGTCTTGATATTGCTTCTTCCATAGGCTTCTATCCATGAAAGGTCTACTGGCTCATCTACTACTGTGACTTTTGTGCCGTTTGGAGTTACTGCTTCGTCTCCAGGCTTTAAATCTTCCTCTGCTGCAAAGCAATAGCTTCTTTTACTGCCCTCGTATCGGGCTTTTACATAATTACTCATTAGCTTTCTCCTTTTAATAATTTTTTACTGCTTAATTTCTTCTGCGAAGATTGATGAGGAAAAGATACAAACCGGGCGGACACCGCAGCTGCCGTAGCAACCATAGATGTCGACGTAGCCAGACGAAAGAACAACGGCAGTCCACATATAATATTCGTTGCACGGCGTACTCCATGGAGTAAGTAACCACCAGCAATACCCTTCGTTTGGGATCAGGCTTCTGTATTTTCTGTACTCGTCAAGAGTAAGCAGCGAAACCTTGTCTTTACATGCTCTGTATTGATTCTGTCCATCAACAGACAGTAAATCCCTCTCAAACCCAATAACATTCTCCTCTCCAATTTCATCTTCTATTTTTTCAAGGAGATCGCTATTCAGATGCCGACGCAGTTCACTGATTCTCCAGTCATTTATGTCTGGATCAAATCTTGTTGACTCTGATCTTTCTGCAAGGCACATGCAACCCGAATCGAGAACATCAAGGATTTTCCATTTTAGCCCTGAAAGTTCGAACTGATTGCCTGCTTTAGGCTCAACATCAATTTTTCTTTTTGAATTACTTTCTAAGATGCTTACTCTTTTCTTTAGATCATTGAACTGCTTTTGCAGTTCTTCTAATGTTAATTCAGCCATCTATTCTCCTTTCTTTGATACAAAGATGTTAGATTTTAAGGTGCAAACTGGGCGAACACCGAGGCTGTCGCAGCAAATGTCGTAGTAGAAGTAGCCGGACGGAAGAACAACGGCAATTGAGCGATTGCATTCACGGTTTGGACCAGTCCATGCTGTACAAGTCCACCACCAATCATCCAAATCCTTATTAACAATCAAATCGTTATACTGTCGAGCCTCGTCAAAAGTGATCGGGCGGACCTTGCAGGTCAGCTCTCCGTAGTCGTCTTGTCCATCTACCGTTGTTAAACTTACGGTGTGTTCTACTAGGTTCTCGGCTCCTACTTCATTTTCAATAGTTGGCTGGATTTTAGCTTCGATGTATTTTCTAAGTCCAGATGTTTTGTAATCCGCTGTATCATCTGCAAATTTTCTGTCTTCTGCTATAAAATCCTTCGAGATAACCTTGGTTTTTCCTTCGTGCTGTTCGAGGACAATATAATCATTCTCTCCAATACAAAATGCTTCTCTGGCTTTTAAGCTTTCCAGTTTAACCTTGTTACTCTGCTCTCTTTCTTCAAGCATTTTTACTAATGCTCTTGCAGCTTCAAGTTCTTTACTCATCTGTCTCCTTTCTTATAGTCGTGGTGACTTAACTAAATCACGTACAACTCTATATTTTGAAATGTTTTCTCCATCTTTCTCAACAAAGTAGAACGCTCCATCATTCGGCTCTCTGAAACCGCTGTAATACTTTGTATTTACCATTACCGCATCCTGCTCCTTGCAGCGGCTGCACCATTCGCGGATTTCTGCGCCTAGGTAACTTTCTCCGCTGTTCACTACAACCATTTGCTCTCTCCTTTCTTTTCTTCTCTGGTGGATTGTAGCAATCTATAAACTCGTGTAAGTCATACAAGCTGCATCCTCTAAATTTCAATGTTTCATTTTGTTTCCATAAGCGTTCTGCTCTCACGCCAAATTCATCTGAAAAGCTCTGGATCAACCCTTTCATGGCTTTCTGCCTAGCTCTTTTAATTTCTGTTGCCGTCCTTCCAGACCTTGGTGCTATTGCATTCACCCTTCTGTTTACATGTCCAATCAGCTCTAACCGCTGCTCCTCTGTTAGCTTCATAGGCTTATTGGAGCTGGCGATAAATCGCCTGAATGATCTTGGCATCATACAACGCATTGTGTTTTACCCCTTTGGGAAGTGGCTTTCCCAGCTTTGTTAAGAGTTGTTCGCGTGATAAATCAAACGCTTCCTTTTCAGAAACTCTTAACACCCTCGCAATATCCTGATTGATGTCGTGACAACTTGCTGATATGTAATTAGGAAGCTCCAATGCGGAACTTGCCAGAAGATCAACCAGTAAAACAAAATCGTAATGAGATACATCTGACACAAATTGAATATCACTCTCAAAATGTTTAAGCCATCCAAGAAGTGATTCTCGTACCTCATATTTACTACCGACCACAAATACGGTGTTTTCCTTGTCTAGCAACTCTGCAAGTTCTTTGTTCTCACCCTTTACCACTGTATTTGACAATACATTTTCCTTAATCCAAGGTGTAATTTGATAGTCTGCAAAATCATTAAGTTCTGCGTAAAAGGATTCACCGCTTGCAGATACAATTCCAATACTTATTAGGGTTGTGTCTTTATGCAATCCTGTAAATTCTGTGTCAAAGTACAGATTTATCATTTTCTTTTGCTCCTTCCTTTTCTTTATATTCCTCTGCCTGCTCCATCCCGATGATGTAGGCAAGCTGTTCTTCCGTTAAACATGGAAGCAACCGTGTTGCTGTTTCAAGCAATTGCTTTTTGCTTTCCCCATGGTAAATAAAAATTGTTGATCACTCTCCTTCTTCATTGTCTTCAATGTTGTTTGGATTGAGCATTATCATTAACAGCTTCTTCCAAGCAAATGATGTGTTTACGGTATATCCATTTGCGGTTTGATACTGCATATGTACCACATGTGGGTACTTCGCTTTAATTGCCGCGTTAACCGTTACCGGCGTTCCGTCTGGCGTTTTTACATTCAGCACAACAGTGTCGCCCTGCTTTGCTGTTTCTTTCAGCAGCTCCGTGTCTCTGCTCATTTCTCCGCTCAAATGCGGCAATATTTCTCTTAGATTCATACATTTCCTTTCTATATGGCTCAGGCATTCTAGCCCAAGCCACAATTTCATAACCAGAATCTTCAAATCCACCGTCTGGCAAATTTGCCTGGCAAGCTTCTTTCGAAACCCACCATCTAAATCTGTTCTTTGGGTCTGGTCCCCAATAATACTCATGGGTAAGTCTAGTCTCACCCCATCTGATTGTGCACAGCAGATAGCCTGCGGTCTTATCTGGCATCTTTTTAGTCATCCAGAACATCTTTTATCACCTCTCTTAATTTATATTTGCAACATTTCTTTTTTTTGCTTACGATGTTGTTGTGGCCATGTTCTCTATCAAGCCGAGCAAATAGTTGTTCTGGATACTAGAGTAGCTATTTGTCACTTCGCTCAACTTCTTCAAAGTGCGCTTTTTCTGCTCTGTCAGAAAACGGTATGTTGTCTTAGACTTTTCCTTTTTATCTGTCATCACGCCTGCACCTCCTTTCTACATGTTTCCATTCTTTCGATGCAGCTAATCATGTCAGCAAAGCTTTCTGCTCTGTACAAGATTGCTCTGTTTGTGTCAGCAAGTAGTGTGTATGTACTATCAAACTGGAATATGTAATACTTATGCATTCCCTCGTAGTACATGCAATCTTTAAGTACTACAAACTTGTTGATATCAAGCATTGTTTGTTCCTTTCTTATGTAACTTCTGCTATCATTTCTGCCTTCATCTTGGCGAACTTGTTGATAAAATGGATTTGCCCTTTACCAGTTACAAGTGTTGTTCTTGTGATTCTGACGCTTCCGTCCGGATTCACAACAGTACGCTCCTTAACTTCAAAGAGTTTCTGTTCCATTGCCTTCTGTGTCGGCATATTTTTACTACCGCCACATTTAATTAGGTAGTCGTTTTGACGCATCCACTCAAAGAGTCTGTTTTGCCCGATCTCATGGCCATTCTGGCAAATCAGTTTTGCCATGTCTCCAATCAGGATTGAGGTCCTGCTAGACTCCACTGCATCTGCAAAGATTTCTTTAGGCTTCATGCGCTCTGTGTCTGCAATCAGTACCTTGTTATCTGCCTTGAGCCTATCAATCTCGTTATTGGCAATCTTTAAGGCTCGTGCCATCACCTGCTCTGGTGTGTTCCATGCCTTTTCAAGATCAATGAAGTACTGGCGGTACTGCTTGCCCTTGTCGGTACGCTGAATCATACAAATTTGCTTTGCCATGTCGATGGAGATTTGATGTTCTGTGTAAGTTGTTTCATTTCCTTGAGCTGTTAGTCTTTTTTGACTAATAGCTCTGTAGTCTACATTCTCAGAAAAGCCATACTCGCACATGCGGTCAAACCACTTAGTATACTGCGTGCCAATTCCTAATCTCTCATGCAACTCTCTTGCCGACACAGTAGGCTGCTCTGACTCGTAGTTAATTCTCAAAAGTTCCATGCTTTGGCTCCTTTCTGTTTAATTTTCAATGTCCGTTTGTTTGTTACACTTACAGTATAGTTTATTAAGAATACTTTGTCAATAGTTTTTTGATTGCTTAGTAAACTTTTTTGTTGACTTAGTAAACAATACTTGCTATAATAATAGTGGAAGGAGGTGATAAGATGGAAACTACAATAGGTGAGAGAATAGCAATGGTGCGAAAAAGTCGAGGCTACACCTTAGAGAAATTTGGAGAAGCTATTGGAATAAAAAAAGGTTCAGTTAGTCTACTAGAGCGCGGTATCAATACTCCAGCTGACAGAACGATTTTTATGATTTGCAACAGATTTAGCGTAAGCGAACAATGGCTCCGCACTGGAGAAGGTGATATGCTCAAGAATATTACACCATCAGAGGAGATTGGATCATTTCTTGGCACACTTGCAATAGCAGGTGATGAAAATTTCAAAAAGCGTTTAATCCTTTATCTTGCGCAAATGAAGGATTCAGACTGGGAGAAATTGGAACAAGTGCTTGATACTCTTCTTGCAGGAAAAGACATCATCTTTCCACCAGACACCAGTAACAAACAAAACTAATTAACTAGGCAGTGGGTATCCGCAATGCGGATACCCATTTGTTTTGTATGCAAGGTGAATTTCTAGTTGCTATTTTGTGAAAACCTGTTTATACTATTTACATAGTGCAACACAAGCGCAAAAAGAAAGGAAGAAAAGGACATGAAAAAGAAATTTGTAGCTGTACTGTGTAGTTGTATGGCATTGCAAGCAGTGCCAGTATTTGCAGAAAGCGAAGTGGAGACAGAAACGGAAACTTCTATTGATTATGAAGCAAAGCGTAACGAATTGCTCAAAAACTACAACGATCTTCTTAAACTATATAATGAATTGTTTGAGGGTGATGAGGAAGAGAGTTCTGAGGCAGAAACTGAGGCAGAACTCCCAGACGGTGATATCCTATTCAAGGATATTCCGTGGGGAACAAATTTTGCAAGTGTGCAGAGCTTAGCACCAGAACTTAATCTTCAAGCATCTATAGATCAGGCACTTCCTGTCTATTCAGTTGATGATATTATCTATGGTGGAATTACTGGTGTTGATTATGATTCGACTGGTTTCATGGCAAGTGCTTTCGCTTCAAATTATCAGCAACCAGCCTTTGGATATACAACATCTTCTGTGTATGCGTATTTTGTTTGCCCTTCGGCAGATGGTGTAATTGATTATAATGTAGCAAATGCTATGCTGTACGGTGTTACATATGAATTTAATACAAATGATGTTAGCCCAATGGCAAATGATTTAAAAGAGCAATTAACAGCTACTTATGGCGAACCTTCACAGGATTATGACGAAGATTCTTTCTCAACTAAAGGCGACTCATTTATATTTAATCTCTATGATGGTCATTTTACTATTTGGGAAACAAAGACCTGCATCTTATCAATCCACTCTTGCGATTATGGTAAGGATGCTGCCGCTCCAAGCACAATCCAGATTAACTATGCATGGAAAGATGCATCTGATATCTTAGAGCAGAATGATAAAATTGTTTCAGCCCAGTAAAACATTAAGAGGACACCCATTACTGGATGCCCTCTTTTTATTTTGTCAAGATATAATAGACAACTTTGAGTGTGCTTAGTCTTTCCTCATTCCTCAAGATCTCTCTGATTTTTTTCTTATAACACCATATCGTTGCTTCTTCAGCATCTTTTTCAATCTCCTTTTCAGTTCTGCTTTCTGCCATTCATTGCCCTCTCTTTCCTCTATTCTCTCGTCATTGCCTGTGCGATCAGCTCACAGCGATATTCCTTTACATCGTCTCTGCTTGTTAACTGATATAAGAAATCAAGCAATTCCATTTCGTTACGTTTTCCTTCCGGAATAAAAGTAGATATATATGTAATCGCTCTTTTTACATATTCATTGCCTTTTAATTCCACGATACTATCTAAAAAACGTCTAACTACATCACACATATAATCACCTCTCCTTTGCAATTGCATCCACAGAAATTTCGTGTGCAACTTTAACTGTTTCTGTTTCATGCTCTCTTTTGATGTAAGTTCTGCTCTGGATTCTTCCAGACAGCCTAATTTTGTCCCCGACCTTTAAATTTGATGCTTTTCGAGCAAGTTGATTCCAAGCAATACAATGCAAATAATCGCTCTTGCCATATGAACGATTTACAGCAACTATAAGCTCACATAACTCCTTTTTTAATGGTGTTGTGCGATATATCGGTTTGCTGCATAAATACCCAGTCAATGTAATTTGGTTTCGATGTTCCCCACTTTCCGCTTTGATTTCACGAACTAAAAAGTACTGCTGTACATGTCTCTTGCCATCAATGGTGTAATAATTCTTGCTTCGCCACTCTCCAATCACTGTCACTTCATCCTGGCGCTTTAAAGCACCGATTCTATCCTTTGCAACAGCGATTGGTATTTCATCCTTTACTCCACTCAGGCGGCTTGTCTCGATGGTGTTTGAACAAAAATCACTCTCCAAGCAGTCTAATGTTGTAAAATTGTCTAGTAATTTGCCATGAATAATGGCAAAATTAACCATTGACTCTGTTGCTTTGCAGTTGTAAACTGTCATCATTAGTAGCCTCCTTTCTTTTTTCTGCTATGGTATAGATAATAGCACTGGTGACTACAATTGTATTGACTTTGTTCACATTTTTTTCAGTCAAAGTTTTTTGGCTATTTTCCAAACTTTTAAGTGCCAGAAAACTTTGACTTTACCTTTTGTTTGATGTAGCCAATAAATTATACTTTTTATTTTTGCCAAAGTACAATTTATTGTAAAAATGACATTTTGAACGAATATGAAGGGTGGTTTTTGACATGAGAAATCGAGTAGCTGATACTGAACGACTTATAAAAGTTATAATTTATATGCGTAAAAATGCAGGATTGTCACAAATGGATTTGGCAAAAGCACTTGGAAAGAGCGTAGGAACAATAAAAAACTGGGAGAACGGTCTTGGTGCGCCAGACTTCCCAGCGTTGCTAGAGTGGTTTGATAGATGTGGTGCCGATGTAGAAAAATGTCTTATGGCTATCTATGATCCGGATAAATATGAACGCATTTATCATCCTAAAAAAGACAACGAGACACTGTCTGCTCTGCAGGAATACCTAAAGCACGAAGATGCTGCGTATCTGAAACGTCTGTATTACAATGTCTTTTGTGATACTGGGTCTGATTGGCACGCACAACTTGATATGCTTACGGCATTAAACAAATTGCCGCTTGCTGACCGTATAACGTCAGCTCAAGCATATCTCGACAATTTTTTAATTCGGCAGGCACGCGGTGAGGTAAAAGATGCTTTTATAGAGCCTGACTTAAAGCATTTAAAAGAATCAATACAGCAAGCAAAGCAATCTGTTTGTGAGAGAAAGGATTCTTACTTAAATTTTAAGCAGTAAAAATAGGGTGCATCATCACTGATACACCCTTTAAGCTTAAATAAAATATGTGATTGAAAATGAAATTGCTCCACTTGCATTATATGAACTTCCACCAGATGCAGTCTGAAGAAGCTTAATTGCTCCGTCTGTTCCAATTGCAATTGCAGTAGTCGGAGAATTATAATATCTAGCTGCTAAGTTAATTTCTTTCGATGGTCTGTAGCCTTGAGTGAGAGTTCCGAGCGTTTGAAATGCTGCTGTAGCTCCTGTAACTCCCATAACGACATTGACTATGTTTCCTATCTTTCTGACACGTGCTCCAATATAGCTTACAGCAGTGATTCCGCTACCTAATGTTATGTTTACCCATCCACTATCTGTCATTAAAGGTAAATCATTCTCATCAAGTATTCTGTACGCAGTACCCGATGTGTTCCAACGATACAAGCTCGAATTTTGAGCATTAAAACCTACGCTTCCGAGTCGCTTTCCGCTACCATAGAATCTTAGTGTACTCATTGTTCCTGATGTGCAATTAAGCCCTAATACGTCAATACTACTGCTTTTAAGCGTCCCACCTGTTAGTGGAAGATAATCTGTATTTATCTTCACTTTTTCTGCGGATGTTATTAATCCAGATTGCGCGTTAGATGCCAGCGGGACCTTTAATACCGTTGACAAATCTCCTAATTTCAATACTCCTATTTCCACCCCATTTTCAAAATTTGATTTTAAGGTTGTGTTTCCATCATGATGTACTTTAAAAGCTCGCAAATCGTTTCTTGCATAGATTGGCACGTCGTTTTCTTCCGTTCCGTTTGCATAAAAAACTATTTCTCCAATGTCGGAATGGATCGTAATATCATCTTGTGAATCCAAAGTTAAATTGCCACGTCCGGCCTGTACACTAACTCCTCCTTTACTAAATATAACGCTGTTATCTTTCAGGGTATAACCCATGTTTTTATCACGAGTTCCAATAATAATATTGTTCTCGTTAGCCTCTATTATAAAGCTCTCAGTGTCAGAATACTGACTTTTTACTGTAAAAGACCTGTTAAACAATGCATCAAGTCCCGTTATTGTTCCTGTTGTGATACTTCCTGCATCAAGGTTTATTAATGTAACTTTTGCAGCATCAAGAGTTCCTGTTGTAATCTTACTTGCAGATAGATTATCTAAAGCATTGTTCCCAAAAACCTTTTTTACCCATGTACTCCCGTTAAAGTAATACATAGCGTTTCCGTTTCCGGTATCGTACCAAACATCATTTGTCTTTCTTCCTGTAGCAGATGGTTGGTTTGGTTGATAAAACACAGCATTTTTTCCGTCTGCTGTCGATAATGCAGTGTTGGCAACACTGTTTGCCGTATTTAGTGCATTTGCCAATATTGGCGTTGTTGTTGTAATCGTATCATCACTCCATACAATATAGCTTCTTGTCCAAATATAAGAGCCTTCCGTCCAAGTTGGTTGCGTATCGCTCCATGTTCCACCCACCAAACTGATTTTTGAACTCGATAAATAATATTGCCCCTTTATGCTTTTTATACCTTTGCCTTGAACACCCTGATCACCTTTGTCACCTTTAGCGCCAGTATTACCATAGACAGCTAACAAAAGTACGCTCGTTTGCGTCTGACTGTTTGTGTATGTTATTACTTCTTTTTGCCATAAATACTTGTTCGTAGAATCAATTTGTGGCATTGTTGTAGCAGTAATGCTATTTGCTGATGGCGCTGTTTGTGTGGTAGTCTTTGCGTAGTAGTAAGTGATTGACTTGATTCCGTTACCTGTTGCACCAGTATCACCTTTCACGCCCTGAGAACCAGTATCGCCTTTAATCAGTGACCACGCATAGTCTGAATAATTTGTACTCTCTGTCGCTGTGCTTTTATTGTATGCAAAGCCAATATATTTTTTCCCAGTTGGATTATCACTCATTCCACTTGTTGCGGAATCAGCATATTTTATCCAAGTATAGTATGTTTTACCATCTTTTCCCTGTGCGCCTTGAACACCCTGATCACCTTTGTCACCTTTGATTTTCACCCATGTGTACGCCACGACACTCATGCTGTCTGCTTCTGTAAAGTCTGTATACGTGCCAATCCAATCACCAGTGGCTTCACCATTATTGGCTGTAAAAGTTTTGCCACCATCATTTGAATATTTTGCATGAAAATAACTTGTTCTTCCGTCAGCTCCCGATGCTCCCGGCGTTCCATTTGTTCCATCGGTCACTTTTTGCGTATGTGTACCATTTTTGTCCGTAATTGTTATTGTTGTAACATTTCCAGATTTTGTTACTGATGCTATTGGGCTAACTCCATCTTCACCCTTGGCTCCAGTATCACCTTTGATTTTTGTCCATTGATATGCAGACGGCAAGGTGCTGTCTGCCTCTATAAAGTCAATATATTGTCCGATATATAGCTTATTAGTACTATCGTTTGTACTAAAGCCACTAGTACCGTCAGCGCTATTGGCATATGCAATGTGCAGATACGATGTCTGACCGTTTTCTCCATTGATTCCCGGTATACCTCTATCGCCCTGTGCGCCTGTGTTACCCGTAATACATGATGCATCACTATATGAGATAACACCAGATTTTGTCACTGTCTTTGTCCTACACCATACATATCTTCCTTCAACCCAGTCAGGAGAATCAGTTTGCCACATTCCGTTTACTGGTTGGTCTTTTGATGTTGAGCTGTAATATTCAATAATGACGTTCTGGACAGATGAATTAGCAGCATTTAGTGCATTGTTGGCAGTATTCTTGCTGTCTGTGATGGTGGTATTTACATCATCGCTGAGCTGCTTCCAATTGATTTTTCCAACAGTTATGCTATCTGCATCCAGATTCTTTACAGTTATAATTGATGCATCAATAGTTCCTGCCGTTAACTTATCAGCAGACATGCCCTGAATTTTTGCATTGGTAATTTGTGCGTCACCAATCATTACATTTGTTATCCAACCCTGCTGAATATTCGCTTTATCAAGTCTAGCAAATAATATATTTGCATCATTTACCGTGATTGTGCTTGCTTGCAAGTTGGTGATCTTTGCATCTACAGCGTTTAACTGATTGAATGTGGCTTTTTTTGCCGTAATTTCTTGAAGGCTAAGAATATCGTCTTTAATTCGTTGCAACGCTATTTCGGATGGACTTTTCACCTCTTTTTCTTCGAAGCCATAAGATGACACTTCCGACAGCAAACCACCATCAAATGTAATGGTGTGCTGCATCACTGGAACATCTATAAGATTATTTTTGGCATCAACTATTGTAACGACATCACCTACGTCAAGCCTCGGATCTCCCATAAACGAAAATGACACTGGATAATAGCTCATATCCTTTATTTTTTTAAGGATTTTATTGAGCCATTCCTGTGTCATTACTGGATTGCTTAAATTTGTATTTATATTTGTTCCTGATTCATAATGATTGTTCTCTGTATCACAGCTGATGCCTGAGATTTGGCACATCGTTTCTGACTGTAACAAATCATCAAAATATCTATTGGTCTTAATTAGATATGTGTGTGATTCTTTTAAAAATTCGATTGTATTATAAATGAACGATAGGTTCTGGTCTTTTAAATAGCTACCTGCTGTATCACCTATTTTCCCTGGATAATCAGTCGTTAATGCTTCGTACCATCTAAATGTTACTTTTCCGTTTCTATCGCATATAGCAAATGTACCATGGAGTTGTGCGATGTATCCAACCACCTGTTGCATTGTGAAACCATCAAACGGCTCTTTGTATGTTTTCTCTCCCGACTGGTCGTTAACCGTCAATATTTTATCTATCATCAGGCTATCAGATAATTTGCTTGTGTCAAACTCAACACCTGTCTGTTCACTTATATCAGTCAAAAATTCTTTGCTTTCTACTGGATACTTCACAATTTTACTTTTATATGCTTTAGCTAACTTTGACTCCAACCTGTCATATGCTGTAAAAGTAAGCAGATTTCGGTCTTTTTTTTGCTCTTTTATTGTAAAATACCCCATTGGTATCCATTCTATAGTGCCATCAGCTGTTGCTCCGATTTCAAATCTTACTTCCGTACCTTTTACAAATTTTTGCGATTTTGTAAACATAGATACTTCTATTTTGGAAGCTATAGCTCCACCCACATAAAAATAGCTATCAGGAGTTGAGAAATTTGTTTGCACTATCTCTTGGATTCCATCTGATATTTCGTTTAGCCTTGCGTAGAACGTTCTTCCGCTGCCTGATATAACTTTATCTAATGCTTCTGATACCTGATACATGACGATTTCCTTTCTCTAGCACGGTATACTCCGTGCTAGATATTTGCTTTATTTTTTATTCTCCGAGGATGTATCTTTTTTCTTCTTCTGTGAGAACCTTCATTCCTTTAATCTTTTCTGCCGACACTTTTCCACTTTTGTACAGTCTTTTTAAGCTTTCTACCAAACTTCTCATGCCAGTACTCCTTCCTCGATCAGTTGCAAGGTGTATGCATCTATCATTTCTGTTGCATATCTTGTCATTTCTTCGCTTGGCTCTGTATCGCCTTCATAATCAAGATATTGCTCTGGGGCTTGAATAATCTCCTCTTGTGTCAGCTTAAATGTCCTGAATATATTGCCATTATACTCATACATTGTCTCACTTCCATTTTCTGGGTTATCAACTGTAACCTTCTGCTCATCTGTACAAATGACTACATCCATTCCTTTTTCAAGCGGATAGAATGCTGCACTTAACTGTGGCAGCGTAAATCTCATCTTTTCCATAATTGTTTAATCTCCTCTCATGAGTGGATACAATTTCTTTACATCTCTTTATATCTTCCGAGACATGATACTTTTGTTGAAAACGTTGTGTGTTTGAATGTTTAATAGCTCCATAACGCCCGATATAGCTTTTAGCCAATGACAGCGGCACTTCTTTCTTTTGGTGGACTCTTTTTCTTACCTTCTTTGCAATCCTTCTAAATCTCAAAAAATTTGATGAGCGTACAGTAAGACTTCTTCTTGATATTTTTCTTCCTAAAATATCAATGTATGTAACACTCAGATCAATGAATTTTGATGTTTCTTTGATTTCTAGTCTTAAAAAATCTGAAACATAACTTGAAAATCTTTTTACTGCCATTTTTAAATCCTTCAAGCTTTTCGAAACGATTAGTATATCGTCCATTTGAAACAAAGCATGAGATACAAGATTGACACGATTAGCAGCTCCATTCCTATGTTTTCTTAATTTGCATACCTGCTCATTAACATAATGACACGCATATGACATGTAGTAATTCGCAAGATATTGGCTAAGGTATGAACCGATTGATAATCCACCCTCAAACGAATCAATTAAGAAGAAAACGAGATGTATAACATCGTCGTTATCTACATCTCGCCTTAACAATTCTTTTAATTTGCCTTTAGATATGGTTTCATAATAATGCCTGATATCTGCTTGCCATCCCCATCTTATATCATGGTTGTCTACCCATTTCTTAATCGCTTTTGCACCAAATTCGCATCCTTTGTTCTTTAATGCTCCGCATTGGTAAAAGCCTATTTTCTTTTGGAATAATTCTTCCATTGCATATACAGCTATATAGTCGTATATCTGTTGCTTTACATCTTGTATTCCTATCTTTCTAACCTTTCCGTTACACTTATCAACTTGGTATCTGTAACGAATTGGCTTTACAATATATTTCTTTTCGATAATTTCTTGTTGTATACCGTCTATAACAGTATTGATCAATCCTTCCATCATGAAGTGTTCTTTGCAGATCTTTTTTATGATTTCACATGGCAACTTTGAGTACTCTGAGAACATTCTTATAGTGTCCCCTCGGTTCATCTTTCCACTTATGCAATCTCTTACTGCTCGTTCAACCAATATTCTGTTAGTTATATCTATTCTTTTACAACAACGTTTCAAGTATTTTTTTATCCTTTTTTTGTAAATATCGTTTAAATTCCGAGGGACGTTCGGATGTCTACTAGCCCCAGCCCATGTCTTACACATGGGCTGCCAGAATGTCCGTCGACACCCCAGTTCCCTTTCTGATGCCTATTTAAGTGTTGCTTACGCAACAACGGAATTGCATCCGCGAAATGCCACACAAAGTACCAACGTACTATTTTTATTTCGTCAAATCTATAATCGCAAAGCGCGTAGTTCCAGTTCGCGTTAGTCACGTCGTTCCTGAGATTCACGTAGGAAAGCCCAGCGTTCGACCTGTTCCTGAGATTACCGCGCCGCCAGTGTGGCAAGTCCTATATTTTTTTATTACTATTTTCTGTTTCTGTTAGGAGGGGCGATCCCCTCTTTTGCTACGCAAAATTCACCCCCGAAAGGTTCGGAATTAAACGCAAAGCGCGCAGTACCAGACCGCGCTAGTCACGCCGAGCCAGAGATTCACGCAGGAAAGCCCAACGTCCGACCAGCCCCCGAGATAACCGCGCCGCAATGCTTCTCGCCAACCTGTTCCTGTACTACCAGTATATTGTCTGTCGCCAGTTCCTACAGAATCGCCAGAGCCTTTTGTTTTTAGCCACGTCACACCGCTCTTGAGATCCATATCAATGTCACCTATCCAACAATCCTCTGACGTGGTGAAATCAGCTGTAACCACCTTTTCCCAATCTGATGCAGTTGATGACCACGCACTCTTGCCACGGATATAGTATTCAGCTGTACTCGCCGTTGTCTTGTTCCATAGCTCATTCATGGAGATATAGTATGTACCCACCATATCTTCAATGCCGCCAAGCTTGAATGCGTGCTTACCGTCATTCTTGACATATCCGTCGACTCCAAGTACATTGTCAGTGGTTCCAGAGTGTAATGGCATACTTGATATATATGTATCCTCTGTAATTGTCATTCCACTCTTATCAACATATACTCTGCTGTTGGAGGTTCCATCAACTGCTACTATCGCTGTGACTCTAACCTTATCAGCAATATTCCTCATGTATGCCTGTCCTCTATCCAGATTATCGGTATGTCCCGTTGCATCTCCGATTGATACTGTACCGCCCACATAAAAGTTGTTAGCCTGCGTTGTAGTTAACGTTACATAGTTGGCATTCTCATCTGCCTGAGTAACCTTGTACTGTAAGTTATATTCTGTACAGCCCTTGAATACTTTCTGACTATTTTTTGTTGCATACTTCATCCATAGCATACACAGCAGATATGCCGTTCGCTCTGATCCAGAGCCATGATATCCTGTTCCTTTCTTCTGTAGCTCAGTATTTCCAGACTGGGCTGAAACAAAGTTATAAATTGCATTTCCAGATGATGAATATAAAATTCCATCAATTTGTCCGGCATAGTATTTTGTCAAAATACCATAGCCGAGTTCTTTATTACACCATGGTGTAACTGTTGTACACTCCAATTCAGGATGCGGCTTCGTTGCAAAATGCACAATGTAATATGTGTCAAATTTCTGAATGCCCCAATAAGTTAAAGGAACCATAACTCCAACATCTACTTTTCCAATGTCAGAATATCCGTTACCGCCTTTAATCGCTACTGGGGTCTTATTCTCCTGCTCGTCAATTACAAAATTACAATCAATTGTCTGAAAAGCACTATGATTTGCAAAATCATCCTGCCCCTTTACAGTTTCCGTTGAAGGTACGGCTGTTAATCCAACTGATGCATTCATTTTTTCACCGCTAGGACTGGTGCTTGTGTCATAATAATAAAACTTTGTGGAAAATACCTCATCTGTTGCTGTTTGCTCCCAGAAATTCTTCCAATCAAATTTTGAGACATCAGTTACCATTGTTTTAACTACTTTTAGTAGTTCCAAAATTTCCTGCGATGTTGACTCCATTGCCACATCTACTGCTACCTGTGCCATCTTTTTATCCTCACTTTCCGTCGTCATACGTCACCCTCAGTCCGCCACTTTCATTTATGCTCAGAGTGATCCCTTGACCATTTGCTTTCTTTGCAAGTTCCTTTGTTAAATCCGCTATATTAGTTTCTTGAGTTTTTGATGCAGCCTTTAATTTTTCCACATCTTCCCATTTTGCAAGATATATTATTTTGTTAGCCATACACCTTCCTCCTCTACTTTTATCCTTGCAGCCAAGCACCCTTTGGCTGAGTCGAAGAAAAATTCTATGCCGGTACCACCAGCCTTTGTTTTTAGCGCTGCGTCCTGCTCTGTATTCTTCTTTTCAACCTTTGCGAATCTATCTCCAACTGCTTTTGCATCGGCTGGCGTGTCTGCTTGTGACAATGTGGTATCTGTAGCATCTCTAAAGGATTTTTTTACATTTGATCCATCAACCTGCATTACGCCTTCTGCGTTGTCATACACAAGAAAAGTATCTGTGGATTTTACAGCCGTTTTTTTCTTATATTCCGTCCATAATCCCATAATGATCACCTAGCCTTGCTCATCAAATTTAATGGCTGCGCACTGTTTTTCTGTATCATAGTACAAAGTCATTCCTTTTCCTGTTACCTTTTTACCCAATCCATCCCCGACTGCTTTTGCATCTGCAAAGGCATCAGGAACAGTGAGTGTTTTGTCAGTTTCCAACGGATGGTCTTATGATATTTTTCAACAGCCGCATCAATTTGATCTTCCGTTACAGTTGCGTTCTGAACCTTGCGATTTAAAATGCCAATGACGTCTTCTGGTTTCATCTTTTACTCCTTAAATCTTGTTCCATGCTGCTGTTGACTCTTCAAATTTGTAGTAATCGCCAGTATCACTTGCCAGAAAAGAGCTGCCTGTTGCAACATACGTGGGTAGTTTGTCAACATCCTTAACAAGTCCCTCATAACTACGTATATTCCCTTGTGCAGACGTACACACCAATGTACCCATATCTGGCACTTCTTGACCAGGCTTATAAAACTGTCCATCTTGTTTCACCATATAATCATATGTCATGCTTTTTCCGCCTCACTTTCCTCAAGCATCATGCTAATTGCTTCAAATTCAAGCTCTGATGCTTCTATGTTTTCAATCAAGCTAATTGGAATCTTGTAAACATCTACATCAACTTCGATTCCATCCAGTAATTCACCCAACTCCGATTCTAGGCCTTGTTCCATTCCCTTTTTAGGTACAATGTCACCATTCTCTTTTTTGTCACAGTACTTTTCAATCAATTCATTTCTTGATTCTTGAAAAGGAATCGCAGCTTTATCCAACATTTCAATATTGCGGTTGATTGCATAAATTGCCTTAATTGGCTTTCTTGTGCCATTATTTTTAAACGATAAAAGTCCATTGATTGTCTTTACCAGTGTTCTATTTGACATCTTCATTTTGACACCTCATTTTTCGATAAAATTTGCAGCAACGCCAACATATCTGGGCAGTATATCGGCGTATGAATACACCGGATATGTTGGCGTTCCAACATAAAATTTGCGTGTTTCTGTTTTCCCAGACTTCGGATTTCGGAAAGTGATCGGAAAAAATGGTGGTTCTATTGCAGCAGCAAAAGCTGCTGCTTCTTCATCATCCAAAGGCGCCAGCGTAAGATTTAACTTAATTTTCTTTGCTTTGATGTCACCTTCCATATCGCCAGACGCAACTCGCCCCGTATTGCGGCTCCAGATGATGTTATCTGTTATCGTCAGATCTTTAGCTTTCAGCTCCAATCCACTTATGATTACAGTTTTTACTGGACCATCCATTGCATTGTTTCCCTCCTTTACGTTAAAAGTTGCGCCTTGCCTGTCTGCATAACACGTGAATTATTCTCGCTCTTCACCACTTCAAAAATGCGCCTTGCATCGCCTTGAAGTGTGACATTGACGGTTACATTTCCGCTGCCACCCATTTGTGACATTGCAGTTTGCATTCCTTCTGCTACTGCACTTTGCATCACGCTTGCAAGCTGTGATTCGTTGAGTACTTCTGTGCGTCCGCCTACATGTCCCACAAGTTCTGGCCCGGCCTCTCCTGCAATAAACATTGAACCTGCATTTACAGTACCGCCTGCATATCGTGGAATGGTGCTAAAGCTTGACATGAAGTCTTTTGTGATGACTCCTCCGCTGCTAAATTGTGGTATGCTATGCCACCTTCCACCATAAAAAGCTCCACCTTTAGCTTTTCCTCCGCCACTTATAACACTACTTATAAATGCTGTTATTCCCGATAGTATCAGTGAGATTCCTGGTTGCCTTGTGACTTGGTTTACATATCCTAAGATCCCCGATAAAGACAGACCGCCAGTTTGCGCGATGTAAGAAATCCATGCGCCAATGCCGTTCAATGTCATTCCACCGACCTGCGCAGCGATGTTGGAAATCCATGCGCCAATATTGCTTAATGCTAGACCGCCAGTTTGCGCGATGTAAGAAATCCATGCGCCAATGCCGTTCAATGTCATTCCATCGTTTTGTGATCCGATATATGATACCCATGCACCTATATCTTTCAACGTCATCCCGCTAATTTGTGATCCTATATTTGATATCCAAGCACCTATGTTATTCAATGTCATGTTTGGGGTTTGAGAGCCAATATACGATATCCACGCGCCAATATTGTTTAATGTTAAATCTGGCTTTTGAGATCCAATGTTGGAAATCCATGCACCGATATTGTCAAGCGTTAGATTTTGAACTTTTGAACCTATATAGCCTATCCAAGCACCAATGTTATCAAGCGTCAATCCACCTGTTTGCGACACTTGGGATATGCTACCTTTTAAATCACTAATTGTTCGGTCCGAGATAGAGTCTTTCTTCTGCGTCAGCGCTGCTGTGAAATCGAGAGATTTCATATAATCAGGTAGTGCATTCTTTGCGTTTACGATGCTTGCCGATGCTCCTTGTATAGTCTTATCCTGCTCTGTAAGTTTGCTTGTATCAAGGCCACCAACTTTCAGCTTGACTTTAAACTCCTTGTCAAACATATCAGTCAAAGTATTGCTGATTCCTAACGTAAAATCATCACGTTTAAGTGTTTCTGTTACATCATCTAACGTATTTTTCAATTCATCTTTTAAAGATTTCCAAACACCTGTGAATTTTATTTTTCCAAGGTTGGTGCCAAATGATTCTGTCTTTATGCTTGCTGTATCAATCTCGGCTGAGTATCTGGTTGAAGCTTCGCTCATTTTGTCAAGCTCTGTTTCTGACTTGTTCAAGGTGGTTGTTAACCTATCCACGTTTAGCATTTTCTCTTGCAGACTGTTGCTTGTTAAGCCTATCGCATGAGCTAAAATTGCTTCTGATCCTTGCAAGCTATCGACATCGTATTTTCCTTCGCGCATTTTTTTGAATAGGCTATCCATGGTTTTTGTCATTTCTGCCATCGTGCCATTTCCACCCATTAGTTTATTCCACTCTGAGAACACGCTGTCTTTATTTGTTATTACACTGCTTACAAGTTCATCTACCGCGCCATTAAGAGCAATAGCTGAATCAGCCATAACTTTAGCTGCATCTGACATTGCAGTTTTAAAGCCTTCTGCAATAGCTGCATTCTTTTGGCTTGCTATTAACGCCTTTAAAGCCTGATCTGTGCCTTCATAAGCCGTTCCCACTTCGCCTATTAGTTTTGCAGCTTGCGGTGCATACTCTACGATTTGGTCATAGTAGGTTTTGAATAGTGACATGTCCGTCTCAGATAGACTTCCATTCTTTTTCAGCTTCTCATTCAGTTCAAGGAACTTATCGACAATTATGGAAACATTTTCAAATTTCTCAATTTCTTCCTGTTCCATTGCTGGCCATTCGATTTTAAGCTTTGAAAGTGCTTTGTTCAGATTGTCTGCGATAGCTGTATACTTTGTATCGGGTCCACCAAAAACAGCCGCCCAAGCAGTTTCAAACAACCCAAAGAATGTATTTGCAACTACATTTGCTGAGGTCTTTAAAATGCCCATCCAGTTTATCCCTTTGATGAAATTATTGATATCAACTCCAAGGGATCTCCAATTAAAGGTTGCTGCAAATTCGTTAATTGCAGTTAACGCACCTTTGAAGGCTTCTCCGAGTGCTTTTCCTGCCTGTGAGAAATCGGTTTCTGCCAAAAAAGTATTTGCGGAATTTGCCAGTTCTGAGCCTATTCTTTTCCAATCAACCGTTACCGAGAAAGTCAGCAACGATGAAGTTGCTGTATTCATTCCGTCAGATAGCATTGTGCCGATTGCTTGCCAGTCTATCTTGTAAAATACGCTGTTGATTCCGTTTGAAAAATTTTTGGATATCGAATTAAAATCAATTCCTGCTATTCCTGTTGTTAGCGCAGATGTGATTCCATTGATTCCAACCGCAATAGTTTGTCCAATTTTCGTATAGTCTCTATCTGCAAAAATGCTATTGATTGTACTTGCAAGTGCATTACCTGCTTCCTGCCACCCTGTAGTACCGCTAAAATTGATTTTAGACATATCTACTACAAATCCATCAAGGAAGCTCCACAAAGCCTTGTATTTGGCATTCAGAGTCTTTCCAAGACCATTCCAATCAATAGTAGCTATCGCACTTCTAAGTCCGCCTGACATGAATTCGCCAAGTGATGCCCAGTGAGTTGTGTCAATAAAGGTATTGATTGCACCTACAGCTGTGTTGACTGCTTCTCCAAGTGTTCTTCCAACGCTCTCATCAAGACCTTCCGTCTCGAAGAAGCCGTTTATGAATGTTCCTGTGACTTTGGCAATTTTGTTTGCCTGTTCCTTGATTGGCTCCCAATCTATGGAATTAAGTGCATCACGAAGTTTTGTTCCAACGATTTTACCGACGTCAGTAAAATCGGCTTTTGCCCAAGCATCTTTCACCAAATCCGCGAAGTTCGATACTGCTCCTGGTATATCCTTTTTTGTAAAAAGTATAGGGTCTTCTGTTCCGGAACCATTTCCAGAACCACTTCCGCTTCCTGATCCGCTGTTAGCTGCGTTGTTCAGATCATCTGAAAACTTTTCAATCTCGTCAAACCCCATCAGCTCACGCTTTAACTCATCGGTCTTGTCCTTTAGCTTATCAGTTGCGTCACTTGCTGCATCACCTGCAGATGCTGTGCCATTTAAACTGTCGCGATAGTCTTTGATGTTTTTTACAGCTACCGTGTATGATGTTTGCCCTGTTATTGATGCTATGAAAGCACCTACAGCATTGATTCCTGCAACTGCATAATCAACAATTTGGTCGATAATTGGTCCAACGATATTTAATATTGGTTCAAATGCCGCAGCTACGCTATTTCCAACATACGACATGTCAGATGTTAATAGCGACAAACTTTTGTTCGCTCTGTCACTGAACACAACAAGGTTGTTTATTCCATCCTTGATTCCTGATCGTAATTTGTTAAATAGCACATATAAAGACCTGATTCCAAAACCGTAGCGCAACACAGTTGTGATTCCATGCTTTAATTTCTTGTTAAAGTCTCCGAGACTGGCTGAGGACTGGCTGAACGGACTCTTTAACCCAGATAATGCGTTTTTGCTTGAACCAAAATTCAAAAACTCCCATGACAATTTTGCAAAGTTTTTTGTGAACGACAATATCTGCTTGTTTACTTTCGCTGCAAAAGATCCTATTTTGCCAATTGCACCTGCAACAGATATCGCCTTTCCTACAAATCCACCCATAATGCCTGCCAAATCACTTATATCTGATTTTAATTGGGATAGGCTAAGTGGCAATTTTTGCATGTTTCGGTTCAGCCTGTTGATATCCTCTGGCATATCTCTAAATATTGGTGGCTCTTGTGCAGCAGCAGCCAAGGCATCTTTAAATGTCTGTTCTGTTCTGATTACTTTTGATACATCTTCATTGTATTGTCTTAACTGGTTTGAAGCGTTGCTTGTTTCCCTCGCAGTTTGACTCATTGCGTTTGATAAGCCGTTGCCACGAAGTTCTTCTGGAAAACTGCTTGGTGGATACTCTTGCCATTCACTTTTTGGCTGTCTAAGCGTTATACCTTTTTGAGCTGCAATAGTTGATAAATCATTCGCATAAGCTATCGCTTGCGACAAGTCATTAACCATCTGTGATACACCATCAGTATCAAGAGTCCTCAATGCTTCTTGCATATTTTCCTTTAAGCGCACTATCTCTTTTGAGATTCCCACAAATTCAGTTTGAAGCTCTTCAACACTCTCAGGAACGTAAAATTCACCTAAAAACTTTTGACTTTCTTCCCTTGCTTGCTGTATCAGATTTTTATAGTCTTCTAACCACGGCACGCTCTCTGGCGCAACGGCTTTATTCGCTGCATTTTGAATGATGGTCTTTTCTGCATCTGATAGTCCAGTATGTTCTTTTCCGATTATTGATTTTAAATTTTCTCTGTTCAGCTTTGCAATTCCAGAAAAGTCAATGTTTTTTAAAGAAGCCAGTTCGCCCAAGCCAAGTTCTTTAAGCCCTTTGAATGCTCCTGCCAGGCCTTTTCCATCTCCTATAGCATTCGTAACAGATTCGATGGTTGACCTTAAATTGATAAGGTCTTTCATTTCACTGTTTACAACATCGGTTACGGTCTGTTGCTCTTTTTCAAATGCCCTAGTCTTCTGCCCGATGGCACTTGTGACTTCTTTTACGCTTTCTGTTTCACCATTTTCCGATAGCTTTTTGCCACCATAAACATCGTTTTCAGTTATTCCATACTTCTCGCTAAGGTTGGGAATGTCTTTTGCGGCAAACTTTGATAGCTCAGATTCAATCTCTTGTACTGGAATTAAGCCGTTTTTGATAACATCCTGTGATGTCATCACAGCTTCCTTGCGTATGTCTCTTAAGCGCTCTACTACGTCCTTGAACAGATCTGTTGCGTTCTTTGTAGTATCAAATGTGGTATTTATTGATTTGTTCATATCATCTATGAACGTCACAAAATCTGTGCCACTATTTGTTGTGGAGAAATTCTTTCCAAGTACACTTCGCAGATCGGCAAATTCTCTATCTGTCTTTAGGTCATTTTTTACACCAATCGGGATTTTTATATTTCGAGCTTTTTTGATATAATTATCAAAGGCCTTTTCTACGCCGTCTAGCTGTCTGATCTCCTTAACGTTCTGTGCAATGGTATTTTTTACATTTTCCATCGCACTTTCCACGTTCTCCATGGCTCGTTTCCATGTGTCCTCGGAAAAGATTGAACCCTTCTTTTCGTTAAGTTGCAAGTTGTTAAGCTTAATAGATGCTTCTGCAAGTTCTCTTACAGATTTTTCAACCGCTGCAATTCCTGCCTTATTGGTTATTCCTGTCAACTTCGTCAGTCTTTGCGTTAACCCGTTTACAGACGTTGAATAATGATCAATTCCGCTTTTGTTGTCGCCCAATCCAGTTAGGGATTGTTTCAATGCTTCAATATCGGATATAGCCTCTTTGATATTTGTTTTAGCCTCAATCCGTATTGAATCAATATTTACCTCACTCATTTTATCCCTCCTCCCTAGATTGGACTCTCTGGCAATCCTTGCTTTTCAAGTTGTCTGATTCTTTGTTTCATTTCGTACACTGCGATTTCTTCGTTGGATTCCACATTACCGTTTTTGTTTTTCTTTTCCTCCTGCTGTAAAAAAGGCATATCTGGATATTCAAATGGTGGCGTATGCTTCCCTTTAAACCACTGACTATTGCCCAGCGTTGATAAGATAGACATTCTTACATACCTGCCAAGCATGTGGTTTTGCATATCAACTTGCTGTTGATGCAGCTTGTAAGCAAGCTCATATGGTTTTAACTCACACGGGCACATATTGCCTATTTGTTCAGTGGTGAAGCCATATTGTTGCGTAACGCACAAGAAATATGGAAGCAACTTTTCATCGTAATAATCAATTGGATCTATTACTCTGTTTTTTCTGCTTCCGCTTCCTTCTCCGCTTTCATCCGCAGAACTTCCTTTTTGAAAAAACCATTCTGCATCACCTCTTTTAGCAGCTCTTCAAACAGCTCCCTAATACTTGAGTCTTCCTGATCGGTATACTCATCAATCAATTCACATACCTTTGTTTTTGCCTCTTCTTTACCTTCGTTCGTGTTGTAATCGTATCCAAACTCGTCCTTATGTCTTTTTTGCAGCCCTACCAGTAAAAACTCCGGAAGCATATTAAGTATCATTTCAATCTCATCAACAAAATCATCACTGGACTGTTGAGCTTCATCATCACTGGACTGTTGAATTTCTTTAATCTTCTTTAAAATTCCGCTCTTTGTAGTTGCTTCGATTCCAAACTTGATTTCGTAATTCATAAATTTCATGATTCATTCTCCTTTAAACAAAAAACGGGAAGCATAAGCTTCCCGAATATAACTATTACATTTCTTTCTTTGCCAGTGTAATTGATGTTGGATAACCATTCTCATCCTCTGTTACAGATACGCTATAATTATCCTCAATCCATCTTGGAACGGTTACAGTGGCAATTGTTGCAGTTCCTGTAAGGTGATCTTCCGTTGCTTCATCCGGTGCAAAAGACTCTGTTCCTACGAATGCCACAATTCCTTCTGAACCTTTTCCATCTGTGCCATAAAGAATGCAGATATCTAATTGCTTTCCTTCGTTTTTTACAAGCTCATCTTTGTATTTTTTTTCAAATGCGCCTGGTACTTCCATTGATGCAGCTGCTCTTCTTCCCTGCTCCTGAGTCTCTATTAAGTCTTCCAAGGTTGATGTATCAACCATATTAACAGTACCAAAAGGTGATGGAATTGACTTCGCCCTGATCAAGAGCTTATATTCACCTGCCCAATAATCAGCTGCGCCATCTTCCTTTGTCTTCTCTCTGTAGATGATTCTACTTTTTAAACCTACTGCCATTTTGTATTCCTCCTACTAAAAAAGCCCCATCTTGCCGATGGAGCTTAAAAAATATCATTCCAATCAAATGTTCTTTCAAAACGTGCTACATAACGATATATTGGTGATTGATTGTCTGCGTATGGTGACATCTTTACATCGAACATAAGCTTTTTTAGACAGTCCATAATTTCTGCCATTATAGTTCTACAGTCTAGCTGTGATGTGTTGCTATACACTTCAATTTGGAATCCTGCCACTATAGTGTTGATTCTTGTGCGTTCCAGATCGGAGTTTGCTTCGCTTCCACCCAACTCATGGACGTACACGCAGGGAAAATTACGCTGCGAATCATTGCTTATATTTGAGGTGGTGTACATTATTTGTGGATATCTTTTCTTTAGCTTGTTGTATGTCTTGCCTTTCACAAGGGATAATACCTTGCTCTCAAGGTCGATGACCCATTGATTCTGAGCCACTATCCAAACACCTCCCTTGCAATTCTTTCAATATCATGTCTCATTTGTGTTGAGGCATGATACATGAATGGTCTTGATGGCATACCTTCTGTGAAGTACCACTTGCCATCTCCCCCCAGATAATACCAACCGTATCTGCCATCTGCCGTTTTTCTAATCGTTTTTCCTTGCGCATAAACAGCTGGAAGCTTGCCTGGATACGGAGTAGTAGCACCTATAATTCCTGTTCCCATCTCTACATAGATAGCATGTTCCGAATCAGCTTCTACTGCAAAGATGACTCGCTCTGCGTTGCTCTCTATCTCGGTTGAGTGAATGCTATTTACAAGTTCACCAGTAAATACTGCATCCATCGTCAAGACTTCTTCTGTTGCTTTTTCAACTCCGTAATCAGTAAGCTTCTTCATGAAAAGCTCTACTCGCGTTTGGAACGTTTTCTGGTAACGTTCCAACATCCTTATGGCTTCATCTACTCCGCTCACCTTTATTTCCAAAGCCTTTGCCATTAGGTTTTTTCCACGCTTTGCTGCAACACCTGCAGATAGTAAGACGTTTCATTCAGTGCTTCATTCATGATTCCACTCACTTGGTAGTCAGCAGAATTTTCATCTGGCGATCCATTTGGTTTTGTTTTGATTTCTGAATGCAGCCAAATTCTTACTCCAAACGGCAAGTTAAGTTCGTTTCCGTCAGAGTCTTTTGCATGTTTAGCTAAGATGAGCGTAGCATAATTGTTTGTGCTATCGCTGCCCCATGCTCGCATGATAGCATTTTTTAGTTGCGATGTGATTGTTCCCCAAAACTTCACAGGATTGCTATAAAGTACTTCCATTTCGCCGCTTTCTTTTGGGATTTTTTTGCCTTCATCATCGGTATAAAAATATACCTCCCCATCAGCTCCAACGTAACTCTCGTACTGAATGTCACCATTTTCGTCTCTCAGATATCCAGGCACTTTTCCGACTTGGTACGAATACCACATCTGTTGGCGATTTCTTCTACTTGTCCGTGCCATCTTTTAGCTGCTTGTATACCTGATTGATACCAGTACTAGATAAACCTGATACAATGCCGACAGCAATCGCATTCAGAATATCCTGCGCTGGGAAGTCTGGTATGACATACATTCCTAAGACTCCCAGAATGCCGCCAAAAGCACCCACAATGACCGGAATGTAATTATCCTTGACTGCTGGAATTGTCTTGGCTGCAAGCCCAATTAAATAGCAAATAACCACAATCGCAATCACGGTAGTCATGCTCGATATATCCATTCTATTTACCTCCTCCACTCTTGATGTGCAACTCTTTGATCTCTTCATACATCTTTTTAACCATGCCGTTTCCACCTAAATCATGATAAGCTTCATACATTTCCTCGAAGTTCTGATAAGCATAGGATGGTATCTCCCCCAGCCGCATGTATTTTGTGTGATACTCGATCAGTTGCACACGCAATAACAGCATGGTTCCTCTCTCATTCGCGTTCTTATCTTTCTTCTGTTGCTGCAGAAGCCAAACAATGTATCCTAAAGCAATCGGAAGGATGATTGTGTATGTTTGTAATAAAAATTCTTGCATTTTTTATATCTCCTGCTTGTATTTTGCATATTGCCCACCGCCGCTTTAATATGCACCCTGCCAATGTATTCACAAGCATTGCAAACACACTGGCGAACATCCTTCTTACTTAGAGTGTTGCTAACGGTATTATTCCAGCGAACAACGTTTTTCTGTCTACCATTGTCCGCTGAATGGAATCCTCACTGTGCTGACTCTCACCCTCAAAGCCAATCGAGTTATAATCATACAAAGCCAAATTGCGAATCTGGCTATAGTACCTGTCTAAATCTTGTGCAATCATTCCGTCCGTATATCCAAGTGGATATCTTCTTTTGTCTCGGACCTCTCTAATTGCACTTTTGATTTTTTGCTTGAGTAACGGTTCCGAAAAGCTGCCGCCTTCTTCATCATTTGAAAGTTCAACTTGCAAATCAAAAAAAAGCTCGTCTGCAAGGTTGTCTGTATAACTCATACTTTCTCACCTCCATCAAACAGCTTTTGGTTTCTTGCCTCTTCGCTTTGGCTCATCATCAACTTGCAACTCTGGAATTTCGATTTTCTCTTCCATTGGGACGTCAATCTCTAGGGCATCGCTTTTTTCTTCCATTGGGACGTCTTCACCAGCTGCATAGTAGATTCCCCCAAACTTGATCATGTGATCAAATACCATTACTTGACGTCAAGTACAAATGTGCTGTCGATGCCCTCATATGATGGAAGCACAATCTGTGATACGCTGGTTGTAGTCTTAATAGGTGGTCCCTGCTCAGTTTTTGTTGCAATTGCAATGCGGTTGTCAAGCATGGCAACATCCACATTTTTATTCGACATCAATGTACGCTCTTCTGGTGTCACACCATAATATGTTGATCCCAGTGTTCCTGCACCGATTATGGTTACTTTGTCATCCGGATAGAACTTTTGAGTCTTTCCCTTGTAGTCAATGTACATCTTGTCATAAATGATAGGCGTCAGGCCTGTCTTTCGCGCAAAGATCTCCTTAACAGTTGCTTCATCGGTAAAATCAACCGTCTTGCCAGAAGAAGTGATTAAAGCGTTCTTGATCTGCTCGTTTTCAATGAGATAGTCAAAGGTAGTGCTGTTCATCATCGCATAGCGAGGAAGTACTCCGATTGACTTTAAATATTTAGTACCCTGCTGAACGTCTTTTAACGGCTTTGCTGTGTCAGGATGGTCCCAAGTATCAGTACCTTCGATTTTCAAATAATGCTTTTGCTTATACGTTCCATCGCTATCGTAATCGTAGCCATAAACCATATTGTCACTCTCTGGTTCCCCGGTTCCTATTGCAATAGATGGCTTTCCGTCCTTTGGCGCAAGTAGTGCCATTCGCATTACTTCGGCAGCGATTTCTGCACCGTCAATAAGCCTTGCAGCATCATTGTAAATTGATGATATAATATCCCCGATGAATGGGCTATTAGCGTCTTCTATCTCCATGAGTCGCATTAAATCTTCCTCTCGTACGGTCATGCTCTCACGGAAAAAGATCATCTCTGTAGACTCCTGCTTAAATCCCTCACGGACTCTGATCATCGGAATTGCATCAAAATTGCTTGGCTTTAAGATGGCATTTAAGCCTTTGTGCGTCTTAATCCATTTTAATGACAAGCCCAGCTTCTTTCTGTTTGGGAAAAAAGCCTTTCCGACAAAGCCCATGGCATTACTTGGATCTTGTGTACGTCTTGCGGCAACTGCCTGTGAATCATAAATATCTGTAATTAAAACTGCCATTGCTCCTCCTTTTTTTACTCAACCACGATCATAGGCAGGATCTTAGTTAAGTCTGCATCATAAGTGATTCCTGCATTCTGTTCTGCTCTTGACTTGTTAATGTATGCCTTTTTAAGAATCGTTCCTTGTGGCCGATGCTCATACACATCAAAAAGCAAGATTCCAGCTCCGCCTGTCCATGGTGTTGCTGCAACTACTGTTCCTGTTCCACTAATTACACTCCCTGCCTTTACAACCTTCTCTCCGGTATCACTATCAGTAGTGCTGACATCTGTAAAATCAATAGTCATTGGCACTCCTTCGAACACCTCTCTGTTTAAGATCTCTGCACCGGATGGACGTATCTCGGTCGTTGCATATCTCATGTCTCCTCTTGCCATTTCTTACTTCCTTTCTTTACATGTATTGTTTCAGCACAGACTCGTCGACTTCTGTCGAATATGTCGGTAGTGACTTCATGAGTTCAACAGCCTTGCTCTCGTGACTGTCTCCATGGCCGGCATTGACTTCGCCGCGCTCTGCCAGAAACTCCTGCATCATCTTTGATTTGAGCGTTTTCATGTGCTGTCTCAAGATTTCGTTTTCTTTGTCGCTGTCTCCATCAGCTCTTGCTTCTGCGTACTGCTGCGCTACTTCTTTGGACATTTCCAAAGTATCCATGTACGTATTGGTAGATTTCATAATTGTCAGCTCACGCTGCATCGCCTTAAACTGCTTGTCTCTCTCGGCTTCCGCTTCTTTCTTTGCTTCTGCTTCCTTCTCTTGAGCTGTCATCTTTTCTCTGAGTTGCTTTGTTTTAGCTGCATTCTCGGATGCCAATGCATCAGCTTTGTTTGTGAGTTTCGCGATTTGTGCGTTTGCCTGTGCAAGCTGCACTCTTAATACATCAGCATCAGTTTCCGGTTCGTGATCATCACCTGATCCCTTTGGCTCTTCATGAGTTTCAACCTCCGGTGTCGGCTCTGCAAAAAGCTGCAGGTTTAATTTTCTCTTTGTGGCATTGCGTTCAAATGTTCTAAAAATCGGCTGAGTCTTCATAGATTCATTCCTTTCTGCGTTTGTGCGGTTCTCTCCGCTTTGATTTGTGCGATTATTAAGCTCTTCTCTGAGCTGTTTTGCTCCTTAAAGTCCGTCTCCGACTTGTTTGCCCTAATTTTGTGCAAACAAAAAGCCCTTCAAACCTTCGTTTAAAGAGCCTATTCTTTGCATAAATTAAGAGTACGTCACCCAGCAGCGACAATTGATCACTTCCTCTGGGTTAGTAAAAGCAACTGCCATATCATGTGGATACCGCATAAGTGCTTTGCCTACTAAAAAGTAGTTGTTTATTGGTATAGTCGTTTGATCTTCCTTGTGGTGTGTTTCACGTTCTTTTCCGTCTATAATTGTGTTCCATGTTTTGTATGTTTTATTTCTGGTTGCCTCTTTGAAGTCTTTATGGTTTAAAAAATCAAGGGCTGTGTTTTCACTGACCAGACGTATTCGGTCTTCCGAGACATAATATTTTTCGTTGACATGATCCACAGTTACCTGTGCTGTAGATAAGCAAAAATCTGATATATAAGCCTTTGTCTCGCTGTCAAGGTCAATATATCGTGCAATCCATTTCAGCAATTTTGTTTCAAATTGTTCTGCTGCTTTCTTAGTATCAACTCTACCTGTCTCTTTCATAATCAGGATGAGTAAAATTAAAAAACGCATATCATCTTCAATTTTGTCTGAAAATTCAATGCGTTCCTGTTTTTGCTTTTTTGTGATTCCCATTTCACCAAAAAATCTATTGTATGGCATGGACCGTATCTTTTCAATTTCGTCAAATCCAAATATCTGTGCCATATCATCACCTTATACTTTCCCAGTTATAGGGCTTGTTTCCAACTGATCTATTTGTCTATCAGTTGGTTCACTGTCTTCCGTTGCTGTGGTTCCGCTTGATGCAGCAGCCCTTTGTACTGCTTCTATCATTTCCTTGCTGTCGTTCCATGTAGCCTCGGTGTCTTCAAAACCGTCAATAAATTTAAGCGCGTGTCTACCATGTACACCAGTCTTAATAAGGGTTGATAAAGCATTTGCTTTAACAGACATGTCATAGTTCTTTCTTCTTGAGAAGTGGAAATTGATGTCTCCAACATGTACTCTTTTGATTGGATCATCGTCTTTAAGCACATTTGATGGAGTTAATTGGAGCACTTTTATGATAAGTTTAAGCTCCTCTCTCTGTGCCTTGCTCACAATCTGCTCCTCACGCACAGCGTCAATCTCAGCTGCACTCCATCCACTAGACATATCCATTGCCGTTCCCGTTGAGCCACCGCCTTCTGAATCTTGTTGTGTAGGTACTTTACATTTTTGCAAAATTCTTCGCCAGCGTGTATCTATCGCTGTTAATGTTGCGTTTGTATCAAATGCATTAGATAGCGCCTTGATTTGCGGTGTCTTTCCATCTGGTGTTGTGCTAGTAAGTACCCATTGCCCCGACTTCACTTCTATAGGCTTCTTAGTTTTGGGGTCAACTGGGAAATCAACATCATTACCCCACCATATCTCCTGAGTTTGTTGCGCTGTAAGGTTTGCAAAATCAGAGACTAGCGTGTTAAGTTCGATACAATCTGATATTTGCCTCTCAAAGCAGCCTGTTCTGTCAACAGATCTCTCGTATTCGACTATTGCTATTTTTTTGAGTGGATTTAATGATTTTTTAACAATTTTGCCTTTTGAGACTTCAAAGCGCATCTTAGGAGTAAAGCACGTAAAATATTGTTCACCATTGTCCGTTCTGTATGTTACTCCCATTAGCTTCTTTTGTTTGGCATCATTGCTATATACGCAAAAAGCATATCTTGGGTCTAACGTATATATATCCACAAGAGCTTCGTCATCTTCTTCAAAATCGGTTTTAACGTCAACAAGTCGGTATCCCACACCTACTTTCTCAACAAAATTGCCAAGCTCCTGATTCTTGTAACCAATGTCGCAGGCATTTGTAAGCATTTCATTAAGTGCAGATATTCCTTCATCGTCTAAGCCTGCTGGTGTTTTGTGAGCGTCTTTGTCAGATCGCTGTATCAGCATTGCTGGCGTTCCCCAAAAATACGCCATTTTGAAATCAGTAATGTAGTTTGCGGCATTATCAGTTACTTTAATATTGATCTCAGGGCGAACAATTTTAGGTCTGTCCAGTGGTTGATCGCCGGCTTCAAAATCTATAAGATATTGCATCTCTAACCGATTAAATTTATGCTTCTCATATGCTTTTGACAATTCTTTGATTATGTTGTCGGCAGTGATTTCTTTTGCGTCCGTATATATCTTTTGACGTCCCTTTAGCATCCACATTCTGTTCGCCCTCCTTTCTTAATAGAATCTTTTGCCGCTGCTGCTTTTAGCTTGTATCTTTTTTATAGGCTTAACTGACTGTACAGTACCGTCTTTTGTAAGAATGCAAGTCATTTGCTCGCATTTCCTGCATTGCACTTCAAAAGCGTTTGTCGCTTTCTTGTCATAGTGGAAAATAATTCTTCCACAATTGGGGCATGTAATTATCTGGCTACTCATAGTGTTTCAGCCGACAGCAGCATGGAGTCCTGCAATTTGTATACTTCGTCCTGGAAAGACTCGTAATCAGCATTGCATTCCTTCCTATTCTGCTTATATAGCTCATGGTCGTTTATCCAGTTGCTAAACTGCACTTCTTTAGGATTGTTTGAGTTGATCGATGCTTGAAACGCAAAAACCACTTGATCATTTACTGTGCTGTCTCCTGACAGTGATATACTCTTGCTTCTAATCGTTAACATAGTCATCTCCTTTTTGGGTAATAAAAAAGCGCCATACATATGTACGACGCAGTTAACTTTATTTCATATTTTTCTATTATTGAGACTATCATAGTAATAGCATGTATTCAAGATGATATCTTGTGTCATTTAGTGATATTAAATGATAGGTTTTAGTGTTATAGGTAACCATGAAATTCCAATTAAAATGTCATAGTTAATATTGAATTGTTTTTTTATCTACCTACCAATGCTTTCCTTGATTGATAGCTTGATTACTCTCTTGATTACTCTCTTGATTACTCTCTTGATTACGGGAGTTCTGAAGGCCGCATAAATGCTAGCTTTTTGATATGCATAGGTAACCAAGAAATTCCACATGAGTAACCAAGAAATTCCACATGAGTAACCAAGAAATTCCACATGAGTAACCAAGAAATTCCATAAAATATGAAAAGGTAACAATTTTATATTTACAATGGTAACTTATGGTGCTATAATAAACATAAAAGTAGAGAAAGAGAGGTTTTACATATGGCTAGAAAAAAGATTGGACCAATAACCAGTTTAGGAAACGGGGACAAACTTACTGTCCAAAAAAGTTTACCGCTGTTTTCCCTGTGGCGTTCTGAGCTATCGCTTGCAGAATTTAAAATACTCGATACATACCTATCGCGCATAGATAGTCACAAGCCGGAGAAACGAGTTGTGGTATTTGAAAAAGGTGAGCTTGAAAAGATTCTAGGAGTAAAAAAAATCAACAATCAAGACCTCAAGGCAAGATTAAAGCATCTTATGGGAAATGTAATAGAAGTGCAAGATGATAGTGAAAAACAAGGTTTTAGATTGGTGACGTTATTTGAAGAAGCAACGGCAGAACAAGATGATTACGGTCTGTGGCAAGTAAAGCTAGAGTGTTCTCAAAAAGCAATGAAGTATTTTTTTAATATTGAAAACCTCGGATATCTTCGGTATAAGCTGCGCTGCATAACATTACTCACAAGCCGTTACACTTATATCATGTTTACGTATCTTGAGCAAAACCGTTTTCGAAAAAATTGGGAAGTACAGCTTGATGAATTAAGGCAAATACTTGATTGTGATAAAGAGGAACTGTATAAAGAATACAAGTTTTTTAATCAAAAGATATTGAAACGTGTTCATAAAGAAATGGATGAAAAAACTGAATGTCGGTATACATACGAACCCATTAAGAAAGGGCGAACGGTAGTTGGTATAAGATTTGAAGTCGAAACATTGCCTATATTGGAAGTGCAAGTTCCAGAAGCGCCAGTGCCAAAGGAAGATACATTAGATCGTCCGCTCTGGGAAAGTGCATTGAATGAATGGGAACTATCACAGGCACAGCTAGAAGAGATACAGACGCTACTCGTAACAGTACCAGTTCATAAGCTGCCAAGTTGTCAGAAGGAAGATCTGGAAAAGGCTTACTACCAGTATATGGCACAGAAGGCAGCAGAGATTAAGCGTAGGAATGAACAGAAGCCGATTCGTAGTCGATTTTTGTATTTGCGAAAGCTTATACAAGGAGATATATCATCGAAAGCAAAACAATCATCACAGGCAGCTGCTAAAGGCACTCAAGTATTCCAAAACTTTACAGAACGCCAGGATAACAACTATACAGACAAAATTATGGACAAGTTAAAAAGCGATTTAAAGGAATTTCAGGAAAATCAAAATTGCTAAAACATCAATAGCAGGAGAATTTGCTTCCCCTGCTATTTTTTTATTGGTTCAGGTATTCACTCCCGAACTTTTTTTCAAATTCGTTTAACGCTTCTTTGTGAAGCTTGAAGATATGTCGTTGTGTAAAATGCAACTCATCTACTATTTCACACCATTGTTGCTGTGCAACGTAACGTTTGAACAGTATATTATAATACTTGAACTCAAGCTGTTCCATTTGAACAATGATTTTAGATTTTAAGTCCACAAAAGAATCAATCATTGAATCAATCTCGCGTTCCATATCTATCAGCTTACAAATCGTAGATGCAGTCTTGTCTGTGACATGTCCAGTTTGCACATTGACATCTTTTACACAGCTCGGAACCGAGCAAAGCATATTCTTTAACTGTGTTTTTTCATAAATCTTGTTTGATATTTTAAGATCAAGTACGCTAATTTGTGAAAGATAGTGTTTTGTATCCATACATGTCTCCAATCTTAATAGATGCTGTTAATGATTCTTGTTGGTCTTGGTTTTCTACGCTGTATGCGTAATGCAAAGTTTGCAAATGTATCTGGTACATCATCAAGCTGCTTTTTTCCACTGGTGGAATACTGAGCCAAAAGAGACATCATTACACCATATGGTTCTTTTGGCGTATAAAGCTTTTTATCTTTAAAGACAACGTGCTGCAATATCCAGTTTGAACACTGATATATTCTTGCTTCCTTATTCGTTTCGGTCATTCGAGATGATATGTTGCAAATCCAGCCTTTCTCAAGAACACGTTTATCAACTTCCAGAGAGACACGGTCTCCGCCACTATTGCCCTCAAACTCGCAATCTTCAACCTTGTTGTCAGCAAGGAGATTTGCGGAATTTTCATACTGAGCTTCATAATCAGAAGAATTGCTGCATACGCAATCTACGCAGTAATACAAATCTTTTCCTTCGTACTTTATAAGTACTGGAAGAACGAAGAAATCAGTACCTGTTGATTTTGTATCGGCTTGAGCAGTGATACGTTCAATTTTTGAGGTAGGAAGTTCCTTGTATCGCATGATTTTTTCTTCTGGAAACAGCAGTCCTTCTCTTTCGACTGGCTGTTGCATGTAAAGGCAGTTGTATGACACATCATCCATCAACAGCGCTTGCTTTGCAAAGAACTCCTTTGTAAAGCCGCCTATTGCATAGTCAAAGTTGCTGTCGCCTGTCTCTGGATCAGTAGCAGGAATGGAAATGACTCTTACGCGGTTATTCCCGTCATATATATCTATCAGCCTTCCGATAACATCTTGCGTTGACCAGCGTGTTGCTTGCATGATTTCTTTACAAGGATTATTATTGCTATCAACTGTTTTTCGCTGCAATGCATCTACAGTATAAGCTCCCCACATCTTGTCAAGGTAGTTCTTGTTCAAGGCTTCTTCTAGGCTACCTATCATATCATCGGTAAGTAAAAATTTGCTTGCGCGAACTTTTCCGGCACTCTTCGCGCCTACAGATGTTGTTTGCAAAGATGGAAATGGCTTATATTTTCCGACATTGAATTGTTGCATCAATGCATTTGTAGATGTAATTTTCAAGTCTGGGAAGATATCGTGCCAAGCGTATTCAAGTGCATCATCAACCATTTGATAGACACCATCGTAATACATTCTTGTGATATCGCCTGAGTGCGAATAGAACAGACTGTAATCGTCTGGGAACCAACCAATTACGGCTGAATGGAAGAACTTGAGTAGAGTCGTCTTGCCTGTTCCAGGCGGCATGGATATACACAGAATGTCGTACTTATCATCAAGCATACCTTGATAAGATTCTATAAGTTGGAACTTCTCAAACTGTTTAATTTTGGGCTTGTAGAACATCTTTCGAGGTTCGCGCTTGTGCTCCAAAAACAGTAAGTAGTCGTTGAATATTCTTGCTCGTGCACCATTCAGATAAGTCTGCCAATACAGTTTGTCCCACTCGTCACCCTCTACTTTTCTGTTACGATTGCAGTACCACCTGACATAGCTATTTACATGGTCGCCATACCCTCTATACGCATCAAGATTCTTAAAATCGCGATTTGGTATAAACTCGTTGGCATCAAGCAGAATCAGTCTTGCTCCGCCGCATAAGGTGTTGAGCTGACTGTATGTAGGCTGCATGATGATCTGGCGCTGTATATTCTCCACACGTTCTTTGTGCTGTCTTAACTCTAACAAAAAAGAGGCTCCTCCTTTCTTAACACTTAAAGAAGAGCCTCCATTTTGGCTGTTACATAATCACCATTTTGATTATGCCGTTTTAATTATTTTCTTACTATGTCTTCTTTGTTTACCCAACCGTAGACGTTATCGCCTATGATGTGATACTGATGCTTGCCACTCTCACAAATACCTGTTACAGTTGCAACCTCTGGAACTGCAGTGATTGGTCTGTCGGACCATGCCGACATATACTGTTTATTGCCCGTGAATTGGACTTTATCGCCTAAGTTTATAACTTGTGCGTTAGCATTTGCAGAATAGCTGTAATAGCCGCTTCCTGCCTTTGTAAAGGCATATCCACATGAAGCACCCGGCCATACAATCTTATACCAACCAGAAGCGGTGATTTCGAGGACTTCTACGGCTACAGAAGTCTTGATTGTATCAAGCTTCTTTGCAGATGTATCTGCTCCTGTGCGGATGTTCATAGGTGTGAGTGCGACTGCTGTTCCAATGCCCTTGCCGCAAAGGCTTGTATTGCCTTCTGTGCTGTTCTGAGGCGGTTGACTACCAGATTGTCCAGCCTTTGCACCATTATCAAGGACAACTACTGTATGCCCTTGTGTGCAGGTACAGAGAATATCCCCTCTCAATAGATAATCTGAGGACTTGGTATGCTTTGCATCTGTCAAGACATCAAACAGTTTTGTTTTGTTCAAAATTTTAACTTCTATTAGAGTTGAAAACCACTCAATCTCCCTCTGTGCTGCAAACGCAACACACGTGCGAACAAGGCTACTGCAATCCGTATTTGCAGTAACATTTACCTTCGAGCAATCCCATCCATACTGTTTTGATTTATCGTACAGCTCCCATGATCCGTCCTGATTGTAACCAATCAAATTGTTGGCACACGCTGCTTCCATACAGATTGCGATACGCTCACGGATATTTGCGTCCTTCGCGCGGATTATAACCCAACCCTTATCGTGCAGATACCATGGCTCAATCGCCACTTCAAGTCCTGTCTGGTCACCTGGCTGTCCACCCTTCAATTTTCCGTTCTCGTCAATTCTTGCCGATCCTACTCTAACCATTTAATTTCCTCCGTGTTTATTCCATATTCTTTCATATTCATCTACCCATTGTTGAGCAGAGTAACAGCGATGTTTCTTTATTTCTTCTCGGACATCGCTCCACATCACAAAATAAGTATTTATTATAGACTTTCGAACATAACAACTGTATACTTGGCTAAGATGATATATATGTTGGTTACCAACAAATGCCTCAGTATTATCAAAGCGGCTTCTTTCATCAGTCAAGCTTCTGTCGTACATTTCTGTAAGCCCCATATATAAACATGCTAGTTTGTAATAGTCCGACTTCTCTGATTCTATTCCTGGTGGAAAATATCGAAATTGAATTTTTTCAGCAGGTAACTTTTGTATACCATCGGCTAAGTTGCTTTGTGGAGTGCAATATTTTAGATTCTTCATTTTCCTCCCATCATTTTTATTCAATATACCAATCTTCTGCTAAAAGATCTTCCACACTTGGGAGATACATTGCAAGTGAACCATCAATATAACGCATCTGAAGATATGGATTACAATTAAGAAGCCCTTCTCCGTTATCAACTTCTAAATAGGCATCCACTGTACCTTTATCACAAGGATGACCAGCTGGTAAGCCTTTGCGATATAAAACAAAACGTCCGCTTCCATACCAACACATTCGGGCGACTTTATAACCTTGCTTTAGTAAATCTAGTGCTTTGCTAAATGTGAATAATTGTTTTCCGTTAGCTGTTTGCGATTCACTAGAATTATTTGCAATTTCCCAGTCTTCTGCAAGTACTCCCATAAAAATATAAGTCATATCAGCGGTGTCAGGAATGTTGAAAAGTTCTTTAAGCTTTCCTGAATCGTGTTTCGCTATTAAGGTTTTCTTTGATTTGTCGTAGTACCAGACTTCATTCCATTTCTTTCTTTTCATTGGAATGCCTTTTTTCATATTGGAAAATGCAGCTCTGAAATCCATAGTGCTTAATCCTCCTCGTATATGATATCTAGCCCATATGCCGAAGCAGCATTATGATCGAGCCAACAACCAACCGCGTTTTTCCATCCTTTGCAAAAGTAAATTGCGTTAGAACGGGTTATGCGAATAAAAAGCTCAGCAACAAAATATTCAGGAACGGTGACTACGCTGCTTTGCTCAAGAGAAGCCTTGGAGTTGTACCATTCTTCTAAAAAAGGAACATCTATAGGTTCATACCCCATTTCTTTTAAAGCTTGAACGGCTTTTTCTCTTGTGGCTTTAATTTCTTCAATGGTTTTCCCACAAATTGGCTGCGAAATCATAGCCATCTTAGTTCTGCTGTTAAGGCTCTCACTGTTCAAACGCCAAACAATCCAATCATTGGATGCAATGTTTGAAAAAGTATAATCTGGATTAGCTGTTTTTCTAATGTCAAACTCCTCACCATCTTTTGTGTGGATGATGATGGTCTGCTTTTCTTTGGACCAGTACCAATAGCCTGCCCATGACGGAAGCTTTATCAGTGCACCCTGTTTCATCAATCCAAATGCTTCTGAAAATTTCATGCGTACTCCTCCTTTAAACTATTAAGGCTATAATTGTTGTCGCTAAAAATACAATAGTTGTAAGCATAAATATTTTTTGATTGCGTTTTAGGCTATAAAGAGTGTTGAATGCATCGGCAACGATCATTTGCTCACTGGAATACCGGGCTGTATAATTGCTGCCGAGTAGTTCTTTTAAAAAATCATCTTGTATGCGACTCAGGCGTTCAAAACGCTTTCGATAATTTCTAAGTTCCCATCTAAGATCTATTTCTGTATAAGTACTCCATTTATCGCTTTGAATGGCTTCGCAAAACTTTTTGTATCCTTTGTATTCTTCACTACTTCGAATTACATGAGAAGAACAATTCAGAAATTCTTTTGCTTCTTCTAGGCGCAGATACTCCTCTCCTGTCCATATCATTACATTTAGACCATTTTTTGAAGCTTTTAAGGCGTCTTCGTATGTCATAAAAGATTTTTCTCCTTTCCTAAGTGTTTGGCGACAGTTTTCTAAGTTTTCCGCACTTTAGCACGGCAAAATTCATTTCCAAACTCTTGTTATGGGCCTTTAAAATCGAATATATTACATATGTTTACTATGTAAACGTAAAGTTTACTCGTGATGAGTTGCCTTGAGCCCCCATTCAGGCAAGAAATTGATCTCATAATGGTACTTGTCTACCTCCGAACCAGAGATGTCTTCGACCACATACATGGTGTAGTCGTTCAAATACACATAATCTTTCTGATATTTGCCTTCGGCAGTCTCAATAATGACTTCGAGTTCATTTGATGAATTGTTCTTTAATGCAAATGTTCCAGTCAGCTCCAGAAGAACCGTGTCGGTTCTTGCGTTCAGAACAGTAAGCTTCCTAGTCACGTTGAAGTTGTCTGCCTGCTTAGAGATATTAGAACTTACCTGATCAGCTTCTGTACAGCCAACGGCTGCGCCAGAAAGCATCACTGCGGCTGCAAGGGTAACAATTAGTCTTTTTAATTTCATTGTCCATGTCCTCCATTGGTTGATTCGTTAAATCTTTTTACGCCATTTGAAAAAATATCGGGGTCTTTTTCAAAACAAATGTAATGGCGACCAGTATTCACAGCTGCTATTGCTGCTGTCATGCTTCCAGCACAGATATCAAGTACTGTGTCGTTTGGGTTACTATATGTCTTAATCAACTCTTCGATTAGTTTAACTGGCTTTTGTGTCTGATGATATCCGTTTTCATTTGAAAATCTCCACACAGATCTTGGATATCTTTGTGTGCTTTCATAGTCAGTTGGTGTATAGTTTCCGTAGCATTTTGATGTTGCTTTCTGAGTTTTTCGAACCCGTTTAACAGGCATACCGTTTTTCATTTGCGGATTGTATGTTGGCAAACACTTATAGAACACGCAAATATCTTCATGCGCTCTAAGTGGCATACGGTTCGCGTTGAGAAATCCAGATGCATTTGCTTTTTCATAAATCAAATTATAGTGCCACATTTTGCAATTGCTTTTCATCAAGTCTGCCGTGAACATACCAGATGCAAAGAGGATAATTGCACCATTGTCTTTGATTATGCGGTTAATGCCCCCCCCATAAGTCATCAAACGGAATCGGAGTATCCCATTTATTTCTTGTAATCCCGTATGGAAGATCTGTGCAAACCATGTCAATCGACTTGTCAGGTATACTTTTCATTCCATCTCTGCAGTCAATGTTAATCATGACATCGATCATCGGTACACAACCTTCTTGCTAACCTCGGCAACGCTGATTCCGGCTGCAGTTCGCCGTACCTCAACATCTTTACCTTTTTTGAGTGCCGCCGCTATAAGGGCGGCTTGCTCCACAACTTTTGTTTGTAAATCATCTTTAATCAACTAGTCCTGCCTCCTTCCACGCCTTATACAGTTTCTCACCATTCCATGCAATCCAATCAATCATCTCTTCATTCACTGCCCATCCCTGCATCGAAAAATTTGAGTTGTAGACAAGTCCAGACTCGTTAAGGAAAGCGTGTACAATTTCATGCCTAAGAACTTGTTTCATTCGTCCTACTGGGTCAATTGCGATTGGATCACAGTCTGGGCTGGTAGTCTGGTCGATGATGAAGATTTTTTTACTATATGGGTCAGTCCATCCATCACAACCCTCACACGTTTTATACTGATCGTGTTGAACTACTGTAATCTGATACTCACATCCGAGTATCGTTATACTATTTTTTGGATTCATCATGTTATTATCTCCTTTCTACAATTCAATCGAACACATTCCGATACACTGCGGTGTGTCAAAAATCTTTTCTCGCATTCGCCTGGTGCAGACATATCTGCCTTCCTTCCAGTTAATGCGCTCATCTTTTCCTTCATCGCATGTTATGGTCAGATCTCCGACATCGAATGGATTTCCATATGCTTTCCAGTCTTCGACAATGTAGTGGAACATATCTTCGACAGAATCAAAGATTCTCATTTCTGCCATTGCGTCGCATAATACTCCTCTGTGTGGTCTATATTTCACCATGAATCAGCCCTCCTCAAATGCATAGTCTTTGATCTTATTGTCAACGAATCGAATCTGGCTCGGATTTACCTCGCCCATCGTGCCATCATCATACTCTACAAGCCCAAATATCATGCTCATTTGTCCCTCAGGGCAACCACCAATATACAAATCCGCTGCAACAGGCTTTGCGAAGTTTTCCCACATATGGAATAATGCTTTCTTTTCTTCGCCGTTTTGTTTTACAATACATGGACGAACCCCAAAGTTGATTTCTATATTCTGCATTTGCACCTCCTAGTGTACATGTATACTTGTATCAACGTACATATATAGCTAGCATAATGTACGTGTATATAGCTAGCAAATGTGCATTGGCAAGTTAGAACAAGTGTTTATAGAACAGCATTTCTCGAATGCTGCCAGACATGTAGTGCGATAAACTTTTTACAATCACTCCATGTTTGCTGCCGTAATCAGTTTTTAGATACTCTTCAATCAAAACCTTATTGCTTTGAAGGTCATCATAGTCATCTTTTAAAGATTCTGGTGACTTGATATAGCTTCTTGCAACTCGTTTAAGGCTCTCGTCTGATAGATTCTTAGCGTCAAAGCCTGTAGATGCTTTGTATTGGTGGTTAAACTCAAAAATAATAGCAGTCAGGCTGTTATATTCCTTGTCAACCCAGTCATTTTCCTGTTGCTCTGTAGTAAAGATGTTTTTAGGATTGTTCGAATACAGTCTATGAAGCTCATCTTTAAGAACTAGCTCCTTAGATTTGATAAAGTCATCCGGATCAACAGTAGGTTCTTTCTTTTGGGGCTTGCCACCTGAGTTTTGAGCACTTTTAGTGCGCGAAACCATGTATTTATCTCTATTGTCAACTTTAGTTGATAATAGAGCATGTTCTTTATCTGTATCACTTAAACTACTGTTATACTTAATATCTATTGTATTACTTATCTGTGGACTTTTTTCAACCCCACCCTGTTGATTTTTCTCCATACCCCCACATGGATTTTTTTCCATGTTAGAAGAAATAGATTTTTCATTGACAAAAGAATCAAAAAATTTCTGAGTGAGGATAATGATTCGCTTGTCGATTTCTTTAGTGTTTTCTTTGTATTCAAAGATTCTTTCAATCAATCCCAGTTGCTCAAATTTCAAGAGCATCTTTTGAATACTATTTTCTTTTAAGCCAATGAAGTTGGCAAAATGCTTGTTAGAAGCAAAACAGCCTTTGTCTTTTTGAGTAAGGCTGTATATCTCAATTAACAAGAATTTCTCTCTAGGACTTAAATCCGGTGATAAATAAAGACGTTCTGGAATCCAGATTCCTTTAAAATCTCTGCCCTCCGATATTACTATTTCTTTTTTTGCCTTCTCTGACATCTGTTTTACCTCCTGTGCGATAATGTATTCCTGTGATTACAAATCAGTTGCCAGGCAGTCACAGGTTCTGCTTTTCGGGAGCTACCCTAGGCAACTGGAGCGCCGCGAGAAGGATTCGAACCCTCAGTCCTTTTACAGATCACTAGTTTTCAAAACTAGCCCAGTACCATTGTGGCATCGCGGCAAAGTGGGTAGAGTAGGACTCGAACCTACATATCCGAAGATGACAGATTTACAGTCTGCTGCAATACCAATTCTGCGCATCTACCCAAATACCGCCTATACGGTTGCGGCTGACTTGTCCGCAGGTTGATTCTCACGGGGAGTCACAGTTGCTACTTTGTGGGAAAAGAGAAAGGAGATTTTAAAAGAAAAAAACCACATCGTGTGCAAACTGCATATGGACCCTCTGGGACTCGAACCCAGACCCGGCTGCTTATGAGACAGCTGCCCTAACCTATTGAGCTAAAGGTCCGTATGTGCCATATGGGACTCGAACCCACGACGCCTTGATTAAAAGTCAAGTGCTCTTCCAGCTGAGCTAATGGCACAACAGGGCTAGTTGGACTCGAACCAACAGTGCAGGAATCAAAATCCTGTGCCTTACCATTTGGCGATAATCCCAGCGTGATCTTATCCTCACAAACCACTGGCTGTCAAGACAAGATTTATTGCAAAGAACACAGAAAGCACTACAGAACTGATAAGTCTTTCTCTGGATCTTTTTTCGTTAAGCCACCCTATAATGGTGATCAGCATAAAGATGTTGAAAAGAGATGCCAGAATGCGGAGAATAAGAACAAACATTAAATATCCCCTTCCTTTCTGTGGAGTGAATTTTCAGCTTTGAAGCCGTCAGGATAGCGTTCCCAAAGCTTCTTGTTATTTTTAATCGCAATATCCTCAAGAGAGGTATCAAGTGCCTCAGCAGTAAGTGCCAGATAATACAGCACATCGCCACACTCCTTGATAAGATGCTCTCTATCAAATGGATGCCCCTGAAAAATCTGCTTTTTAAGAAGATCAACAAGCTCACCTGCTTCACCTGCAGTACCAAGGATACCATTCATAAGCATGTTTTCCTTTGTTGCTTTTGTTACGTCTGATGCGGTTCTCATTACACCGCGCTGATATTCATTAAATGTCATTTTGTTTCCTTTCCAGTGATAAGATCACTATACGGCAATGTTTCAATCCAGTCGCAAAAATCTCGCCATTCGTCCAGTTTATGGTTTTGACGGGACTTATGAATATTTGCCAAAACCTCATAATTCAGCATAACATTCCTAGTCTGATTATAGCTACTCGGCAATAGCTGAATCATCTGCCACCAGATATCCTTTTTGCTCGGGCATCCATTGATTTCAAAGTCATCTGGATTATAGTTGGCATACATTTTTCTATAATCATTCAATGCTTTTATTGTTTCTTCCAAAATTCTGCGTGTTCGAACATCAAGGTGATCGTGACTAAAATCGTCCCATGTAAATTCTTTCTCAGCAATCCTATGCATAGTACTACATGAATTTGCAACTGTACCGACCTTGTAAGTATCAAATTCTTTCCACCAATAAAGTGGTGCTGTAATACGGACATAAACCGGCATCATCCGCATATATTTACGATGATCTGTTCCGGATTTAGCCAATTTGAGCATGAGTGTGCGATCATTATAGCCAAGTTTATATTCCCCATTTCGTGGGCAAAGATCGTCTCCAGTGCATTCGGCATTACACAATTCTTCACAATAATAAACACATTGATAACCACTATCACTTTTATTCCAACTATTCATTGGATTCCGTATCCCTTCGATTACAAATTGCATCTGGTCAGGACTCGGTAACACAGCATGTTCTAATTTAATCATAAAAACTCCTCTGCGTTGAATGCTTCTTTTTCACATTCGATAAAATATTCCAAAATTTTATCGAAAAATACATATTCGAAATATTCCGGAAGTTGACGAGTGTCAAGGTTTTCCAGTAAACAAAGCTCAAAAGCATAGTTAAAGCGGTGCAGAGTACCATCATATAATTTTTTATTAAAAGTAACAGTTATGTGGTTAAAACACGGTGGCAAAGCTTTAGCATCAATTCCAAAAGACTTGCTAAGCTTGATTAGCACAGAAATGCATTTGTCTATATTACTCATAGATGTTCCTTTCTTATCGAGTTGCTGACAAAATAATCTTGTTATTACACTGCGGGCAGATGATGTAATACTCTTTCGCTTGAATAGGTTTTGGCAGTGAATAGTCTAGCTCAGCAGCTAATGATTCACAAGACGGTAATGTGTTTTTTTGGACATCAGTTGCCTCATCATAACTTAAAAGTGCACCGCAATGCGAGCAACCAATTTGCTGTAATGTACCAGGTTTCAGAATTTTTATCATTCCACATATCCTCCTAAATTTCGGTTAATCACCTTGTCAACCTCGACAGACTTGACGATAAAGTGTTCACTGATTTCTTTTTCAATTTCAGAATCACTTATTCCATCGTAGTATCTAGCATGGTCGCGATATTCATTTATGGTTTTTTTATATTTAACTTTTGTTTGCTCAATAGCGGCTTTTACTTTATCTTTGGACTGAAAGACACCAATCAATTTGAGCAAAGAACCATAGGAATCAAAATAGGAATCAAAAGTTAAAACGAAAACTTTCATAAGACCCCCTAGCTTCGCTTTGAGGCAAAATCTTTAAGTGTTCCAAGAAGTGCCTCTTTTGACCCAAATTCTGGAAGCTCCAAGATTAAAGCAGCTCTACAAAAGCTGATTGTAGCATCAAGCCCCAAAACAAGCTCTAATTGCTCTAGCTGTTCTTTACCTATAGTATTTGCCATTGAATGAGCTGAAATTGATTGTGGGGCATTCTGTGGCTTTACAGCGGTATTTTGAGAACTTGACTTAGCAGCCATTATATTATTCTGCTGCTTAGCCTTAACCATAAAGTCCAAAATGTACTGACAAAGCTCTTGACGCTCTTTACATGCTTTTATTTTATTTGCATCTGGATTAGGCGCAGCTGAGAAATCGTTGATCTGCTTTTGATATCCAGAAATGACACCTTGTAACCATGTTGTTGCATTCTCAAATTTTGTTGCCATTACTCCTCCTATTCATCCAAAGGGGATATTGCTTTAACAAACTCGCGAGGAAAGAAAGCTTTTGAGCTAGAAGTGCAAGATGCGTAAAACAATTCTTCGTTGGTTAGATAGCCATAGTATCCGTCTTGTGGATTACAATAAGCTTCTATTGTTTCGCTTGTGCCGTCAATAAATTTAACTAAAACTAATTTTCTTTCCATTGCTTATTCCTCCGGCATGTAGTAGATATCTGGTGAGAAGCTAGAAGCGGAAATATTTAATTCCTCAAATACCTCGGCTGCTCTGGCTGGAGTCTTATACTCTGCAAGTACCATGTCTTGGTTTGCAGTCCTTGCAAAGATAGTTTCATCACGTCTCAGCAAAGCAACGTTACAAAACTCAACAGATTTGGTTTTACACTGTGAAATGATTCTCATTAGATAACCTCCTGTTCTTGTGTTCTATCTGGCATGTAACCATTTGGGTAACGTTTATTCGTTTACGATTGATTCCGTGTCCTTCACGGCACAACTGGCAAACCAGTATGTCACCGCAATGCTGACATTCATCGGTTATTTCTTTTGTTGATATTTTCATTGGCTTGATAAATTTTTGGCAGCTATTGCGTTTTCGTCGATTAGACCATGTTCGATCCACTTTTCGACAAATCGAGCTTTTAGTGCTGAAAGCTCTGCTTCCATGTTGTCTTCTAGCGCAGCTCTATAATCATCAACTAGCACTCTTGCTGTGAATATAATCTCTTCTGTTAGGGAATCCGCATCGTCTAACATGGCATCATACATCTCTTCAAAATCTGATTTTGAAGAATAAAAATCTCCTCTGAGAAGGGACTTCCCAAATTCGATTAACGCTTTTCCACTTTGTTCAATGTCCTTTAATATTTCTTCAGAATTATCTTCAAATAGAATGCCTTTATCTGAAACTATGAATTTGGCAATCTGATCCACACTTACAGTAAATACTTCTGTATTTGGAATCCTGAACTTTGAAAAATGTTGATGTAGTTTCTTTTCGTTTTCTTTATAGTTTGTATGCCATGGACTGATTAGAATTTTATCTACTGGGCATTGCATGTAGTCATTGATGTAATGTGTTAAGATAGAAGTTCTGTTTGCTGGAAATGAGGACATTCCAATTTTGCTGACTCCATTTCCATACCCAATAGCATATATAATTCCCACAACAGAATTAGGTTTCTCTTTTTGAAGGTCTTTGATTTTATTAAATTCATTCTCTTCAAATATTTTTATATTATTCATATAAACACCTACCTTCCTGGTATGCCTTGGCATTATGGCAAAGAAACTGTCAAGGCTCACAGCTTTCGGGTCGCGATTCCCTATCTTTGCCATATGTGTAGTTACGAGCTAAAAGGGGCTTTTTATTTTGGAAAAATATTTTGGGGACTAAGTAGCCCCATGCCGGGGGCATGCTCTCAGACCCCTACACCCCCTTTTTGTGTGATCATCTGGCAGCTGCGCAGCTGGTCGCGGCTCCTGATCCTATGGCGGCAAAACCTAAATTGTGTGCATTTGTATATACAAAAGCAACAGTGTTTTGCTGCCCTGGTCTGAGTATACGCACCATTGACCGTTAAAAGTTCGTATAATAAAGATTATACGTACTCTATGTTACTTTGAAGATTAACACAGATCAAGAAACCTTGACTAATCTTAATTTAAATCGTCAGATAATTTAAAATCCGATAGTTTAGGGGCTTCTGGTTCTGCGTCAATGACTTTTTCCCACTCTTCCGCCGTTATCTGCTTGGCCTCCGGTGCTGTCTCAGCTGATAAGCGGAACTCTGACGCGTTGACATAGTCGCTATTGTTAGTAAGATCAAAAATTGCAAGCACTGGTGGCATTTTGCCAGCAAGTGCAAGCTGCTTTTTACAAGCTGTGATGATGCCTTTGTAAAATGCAATGGCATTTTGCCAGTCTTCGCCGCGTTTTTCGTAGTTGAGAATAGTTTTTCTTGTGATACCCAGATATGTGGCCCATGATTCAACGTCAGGAATCAGCCGCATTTCGCCCCTTCGGTTGATATCTCGAACTTGTGCAAAGTAGCTGCGTGAAGCTACTTGAAACTCTTCTAGCCCGTCTTCGCTGTTTTCGAACGCTTGTGGTGCTCCACACCTGCGGCTTCTGGGGCGATCAAGGGCAGATGATAGAATTGCGTCTAGCTCGTCCCCTTCCATAGTCTCAGCTACATCTTGCAGACTGGGCATTCTTTTCCCACCTCTTGGCATTCTATGCCGCCTCCTTCCTTTCTAGCTTTTTGTCGTGAATAAATATGGTTAAACCTTAGCCTTTCCCCTTCAAACGTCTTCTAGCCGCCTTCTGTGCCCTTCTAGCGCCCTTCTGTGTGTGCTCATCGTGTCCAGCTCTCGTCTGTGTCCGTCCTGGCTGTCTGTCCTGACTGTGTGCCGTCCTCATCTGCCGCCTGTCTGTGTATCTCTCGTCTGTTGGCTGTCTCTGGCTTGATCATCTGTCAGTTGTCAACTGTCAGCTCCTGCACTCTGTATCTGTATATACTTAGATACACTATACACATACCTACTTACTAGATATCTATATACAGTACATACAGATATACTATACATATACCTTGTACATACTGTATCTATACTTACTCACCTTATATATACTGTACATATATACCTATACTGTACATATAATATATATTATCAGACAATATATTATATGTACTATACATATACAGATATTATATACATATACAC